ATGGAGACGTTACCCATCAGGAACCGGCGCTTGCTGGTGATCGATGAGCGGCAGGCGGATCGAGACCGTGTATGCGGGTTGTTGCAGGGAACCCTAGGGGCCGAATCGCCTCCCGTGGCGCCTGAGCGGGGCTACCAGGTGGATACGGCGGGAAGCGCCGAGGAGGCATTGGGGCGGATACGCTCGGCCCTCCAGGCCGATGCGCCGTATGCCGTGGTGTTTCTCGGGATGCCGTCGGTAGGCGCGGATATTCCCGTTCTAGAGCGGTTCTGGCGTCTCGACTCCCGCTTGCAGGTCGTGGTGCATGCGCCTCCCGCCGATTTTCCGCTATTGGCGCCGTGGGCTGCGGAAGAGCGCCTGCTGCTCCTCGGCCTGCCTTTGCAGGGACAGGAGGTCCGCCAGATGGCCGGCAATCTCAGCGCCAAGTGGAACGTGACGGCTCACCTCCAGTTGCAGATGAGCCGGATGGAGGCTGCCATCCAGGAGATCACCCGGGAAGTCGGCCAGGCCAAGGAGGCGCTGGAGAAAGAGATCGGCGAGCGCAAGGAACTGGAAAGCCAACTGGTGCAGACGGAGAAGCTTGCCTCGATCGGCCACCTGGCCGCCGGCGTCGCCCATGAGATCAATAACCCCATCAGCTACGTTTCCTCCAACTACACCACCCTGGAGGAGCACGTCAGGCGTTTGCTGGAGGTACTTGAAGCCTATGAAGAGGCTCGCCCCGCGATCCGCGACGAGGCGCTGGCAAGACGCCTGGAGCAGCTCGGTGAGCGGGTCGAACTGGCCTTCGTCAAGGAGGATGTCGCCGTGTTGCTGCGCGAATCCAGGGAAGGTATAGGGCGGGTGCGCAAGATCGTCCAGGACCTGAAGAACTTCTCCCGCGTCGACGCCGAGGACGACTGGCAGTGGACCGATCTGCACCAGGGGATCGAGTCGACCCTCAATATCGTCGCCAGCGAACTGAAGTACCGGGCCGACGTGCTCCGCGAATACGGCGATCTGCCCGAGGTGAAGTGCCTGCCGTCGCAGATCAACCAGGTGGTGATGAACCTGGTGATGAACGCGGCCCAGGCGATGGGGCCGGAGCGGGGTCGCATCGTGATTCGCACGGGGCATACCGTGGAGCATGCCTGGATCGAGGTGGAAGACTCGGGGCAGGGTATCTCCCCCGAGATCCTGCCGCGCATCTTCGATCCGTTCTTCACCACCAAGCCGGTAGGCAAGGGGACCGGCCTGGGGTTGTCGCTCTCCTACGGCATCGTCCAGAAACACGGCGGCACCATCGAGGTACGTAGCCAGCCGGGAGTCGGCAGCGCTTTCCGGATCGTGCTTCCCCTGGAATCGCCCGGCAACCTGGGCGGAGCCCACGGAAATTAACTGTTGCGCCGGCTAGGGTAACGTAAGACAATGATTTATCTACCGTTTGGGGTGGGTCTCGGGTTGGGATGCCGGTTTGGTTCCCGTTGCCGGCTCACTTGAAGCGAGATCCTGCCCGGATGGCGAAATCGGTAGACGCAAGGGACTTAAAATCCCTCGGGGGTAACCCCGTGCCGGTTCGACCCCGGCTCCGGGCACCATTGTGTTTCCTGGCGTTCAGCCGATTCCAGTAAAGAAAGTCCCTCCATATTTCTTTCCGCAATTCCCCAACATTTCCGCAATCTTCTACTTCGTCGGCTTCACTTTCTTGCCTTTCCGGTCGCGGATGTAGTGCTCGGTCATCGTTACCGTCGTGTGACCCAACTGGTCCCGCGCCTGCAGAATGTCGCCACTTGATTCGGCAGTATCGGTCCCTCCCTTGGCTCGCAGATCTCTGAACTGGAAAGCCGATTTTGGGATCCCCGCTGCCTCCCGGGCCTTGTCGAAACGGCCTCTGAGCATGTGATAGGTCATCGGCTGGCCGTCATCGATGACGACCAGGCGCGTCGAGCGGACGCGGTATCCAGCCTTCCTGGCCATAATCCTGTCGATCAGCAGCTTCAGTTCCCCGATCAACTCGATACGACGCTTCGCCAACGTCTTGCCTTGGCGAATTGCCAAAGTGCCGTCGCGGATATCGCGCTCGTCCATCTTCAGGGTGTCGGCCACGCGTTGGGCCGTCAGATAAGAAAGGTCCATGGCATCCTTCAGTCCCTGATCTGCCGCTTCATAGACCGCTGCATAAAGGTCATCCTCGATATACACATCACGCCCGCGCTCTCTGTTCCGTTTCACCCCTGAGCATGGGTTGGCCAGTTTGGTGTAGCCCATCTCGCGCGCGTAGTTCCAGATGGCCGAGAAAAGGGAGATTTCCCGATTTGCGCGAACCGGCGCCGACCGCCGGAAGATCAGGTACTGCTTGATGTGCTTCGGTTCGATATCCCCGATGGCTGCAGGTGGATCATCGAAGAACGCCAGCAGTTGCTTGAGCTCGCGGGCGTTGTCCTTCTGCGTTGTAGGGCTTTTCGTTGGCACGACGTCGATGAAGTAGCGTTGAGCCACATAGCGAAACGTGAGCGTCTCCGCTAGCTTTGCATCGGCTGTGCGCGCCCTCTCCAGGCGGGCGTATTCAGTGATCGCCAGGCCGTAGTCCGTTCCGAGGGACAGTTCTTTGCGTGGCTTGCCGCCGAGGTCGTAGTAGTAATAGATCTTGTCTCCGCGGCGTCTTTCGCGGAGCCGGGGAATGCTCCCCGGTTTGGTCGGCCGTCTTCCCATTTATCCTGCTTTCCTTGGAGTCCAGCCCGTCTTCTCGGGTTTCGCAGCCGTGGCCGGTGCCAGCAGGCTGGCGGTGATGACACACGGCCAGCCGTTGGCCTTCACAGTGTGGCGAATGCCATTCTTTTTCAGGACCTCTATCTGCCTGGCCTTGGTGCGCGCCCCAGTCAGTTCGCACACCTCCTCGTGGGTCAAGAATGTGATGTTTTCCATGAGGTTATGCCTCTCCCGACCTATAGCCGGACGATTCCGCAGCCCTTTCCTTTGGGCCGCGGCATGGATGATTTCAGGTAGGATGTACCGGCTCACCGGTGACGGGACCAGCCTTGGCGGGCATGTGCCCCTGATCCGGCGGGCCTTCGCTGGGGAGGGGGCGATGCCTGGTTTCTGCTTCATCCGAAGCACCCCGTCTGCCAGGCCGCCAGCGTGCGGAGGATCGGGAATATCTCCACCAGCCCCACCACGGCCAGGCCGAGGGCGGCGATGATGGCGAGGGCAGTCAGTGCTCTACGCATCGCTTGGCCCTCCCTGACTCGCCGCTACCCGGTCGATGCGCTCGATCTCGGCCAGGATCAGTGCACCGGCCTTGATCAGGTCGCGTCGCGCGGTGCTCGGCTTCCACCACTGTTCATCCCAGGGCCACGCCAGCGACACCAGCAGGGCGGCGGTTCCATCGTTCGGAGCGCTGGAGCCGGCCAGAGCGTAGCAGGCGGCGGTGCGGGCCGTCTCCCCGTTGTCGTGCTCGTCGTCGTGCTCCGGCGTCCAGCCTTCGTTCTCGACTTGCCGGCGGCGCTCTGCCTGAACGTCGAGCCATGCCTGCGGCACCTGCCCAGCCTGGGCGACCCCGCGCAGAGTGCTGTCGAGCTTCTTTGCGATATTCTCCAGCTTGGTTCCGAAAGGGTTCCTCTCCGCCATCGCCTGCTCAAGCTCCGCGACCCTGGCCAGGGCGTCGGCGAGTCTCAGCTTCAGACTGTCGCGGATGAGCGGCCAGCGGTCCAGGGCTTCGCTCAGCTTCGCGTTCTCCGCCCGCAGCGCCCCGACGATGCGGTCGTGCTGTTCGAATAGGTCAGCGGCTTTCTCGGCGTACTCGACGATGGAAACGTCGCACCCTGTATCGCGGCCTTCGGCATCCTCGAAGCGCAGATCAACGTTGTCGCCGTCGATGTCTTCAGCGTCCATAGCGCCGATGTTGCGCAGGACGAACGCGACTTCCGCCACCTCCGGCCGCTCCAGCTCCGGCGCCGGGGAGGGTTGCGCCAGGGCGGCGCGGGCCAGGCCCTGGGCATCTAGCGCCGGCGCCTGGTCCTTGATCATGGCCAGCAGGCTCTCGACGGAAGAGTGAACATCGTCGAGGTCCGTCGACCAGCGGTGCGGGCTGGTGTCGTGGATGTTGTCCAGGGCTTCGACGATGCCGCGCAGGCGGGTGGCGCACTGCTCGATCAGTTGGTGTTGGGTAGAGGACATTGCGGTGTCTCCGGTTGCTCCGGCGCCGGCGGCCGGCAGCGGAAGCATTTGCACAGGCCTATCCGTTGGCCCGTGGTGCGGCAGATGGTGGGGCGGTTCATTTCGTGGCGTCTTGCTTCATGGCTTTGGCGTGGCCGACGCAGGTGCGGACTGGGTTGCCCTGGTCGTCCAGGTCGGCGTGGCAGTAGAACCGGCTGAGTTCCTGCCGGCAGTAGATGGCATCGGAGGTGGTGACCGGCGAGGTGTTCGCCGGGGTGCCGAGTCGATAGGCGCAGCCGGCGCACGTGCCGCGAGGGTTCACCGTTGGCCATGCCCAGCACCTGGGCGAACAAGTCGAGCATGGTGGCCGGGTCGCGCTGGGCGGCCATTTTCTCCAGCACCTGGCGGCGCAGATCCGCCGGCAGAAGCACGGCGCCGGCCAGTTCTTGCGCGTCGGCGGCGCTGATCTGTTAGTCGACAGGGGGGCAGCCATGACTCCTCCTGGGGTTTACTCGTAAGGACCTGTCGTGGTTGAACTGTCGAAACTCGGTGCAGATGACGATCACGTCGGGGCCGTCACGGCGATGGACCGGTATGGTGCTGAAGTCGATGCTCGAACAGTCGTCCAGGCGTCGCTCGCAGGCGCAGCAGCGCCCGCCCTTGGGGTGGAAGTTGGCCATGGGGAAGTCTCGCGATATCCTCCCGATTCGACGAGAGGGGCAGCTCCATGTCTGGAGATACAGATTCGAAAGGAAGGCCGATCGACCAGCAGTGCAGGTACTGCGGGAAGCTGTTCACCGCGAAGGCACTGAGAAAGCACGTTGATCAGTGCCCAGGACCTGATGGCGTTCGGGTGTGCGATCTCAATGGGGCCGCGCGAGCGCGCCGGATTCGCGTTGTGGTTGATGGCGTGAAGAAGAAAAAGAAGCGAAAGAGTGTGTTCACTGTTTCGGGCGGTGCATACGGCCTTGGGAAGAGTCGGCGACACTAGCCCCCAAACACGATGGTCTTGCCTGCCGATATTTCCTATCGCGCTCTATCCGGTATCCTGTAGGACTGGTCATCAAGGTAATGGGGGCGCGGGACTCAAATCGTAGTGGCATTTTGAAATTTCTTGGCTATCAAGTAAACTTGAGGGGCATTTGACAGAGGAGGTTGCGCGATGTTTGCAAGGATCGTTGTTGGGGTTTTGATTGGTGTTGTAGCTGGCATTTTTATAAATTCTAAGTTGCCGATCGAGCCTAAAACGATGCAGATAATCCAAATATTTATTGCTGTCATCGCCATCGCATTTATTGCTGCTTCGTTTAAGTTTGGCGCCATATATGGTGTCATGGCTATTGCAGAAATCGCTGGAGGCTACTTCGCCTGTCTTAAGTTGTTTTACGGCAAGGGCGTTGAGCACTAGGCGTCTTGTGCCGTAGTGGCGCAATGGTATGGAGTGGGGTATTCAGGTTGTCGAATAACCTGAACAGGGGGACGGCTCATGAATCAGGATCGGATAGCAGAGCACCGACGGCGTACCTGGTATTGCCTCGGCGTCATCTGGGTGCTGCTGATCGTTGCTGGGTTGGCACCAGTCTTGGCCGGATTAGGCGTATTGCGTCCGCCAGCTGAGCATGCGGCTATCTGGTTTCAGCGCAGTGGGTCTGTCGCAACTGTTATGGCGCTTTTGGGCGGGCTGGTTATTCCCTATACGTACAACAAGCTTCACGTGCCCGGGACTTGGGGCGAAGATGAGGGGCTGCAGGTGCTTGGGGAGTTCAAAATGAGCTTCAAGAGCGGGGAATGCGTAGCCTTCGCCATCACTGTCGCCGGGACTGTTGTTTGGGGCTATGGCGACCTGCTGTGGAACGCAATCGCTGCCTCCTGAGCCGTCCGGTGGTGCAGCGAATGGCATAGTGATTGGTTATCGGTATGTCTTGGTGAGATCTCCGTTGACCGCGCGTCCTCTGCGAAGCAGGACGTTCGCCAGTTCGGCCCGATCAACCTGACTGTGGGAGGCCTGCCGGAGCAGGCCGAAGTAGGAGTTGGCCACCTCGCGCAGGTCATCTGCTGGCACCGCCGCCGCCGGCGAACAGGTCGACGATGATCGCGTCGTCGGCGTCGTCTAGGGCCAGGCCGTAATGGGTTTTGAAGTCGAGCGGGGAGGGCTTCTTGAGGGAAGTCATGCGGCGGGTTCCTTTTCGCGAACGTGAGGACGCACTGCGCTATGCGTGATAGCGCAGCGATGTCATTGGGTCTAGAGTTGGGTGGCCCGGCATGGGGCCGGAGACAAGGGAAGTTCGATGAAGATTCGTACGGAGCACCAGAACCTCGGCGCCGCATTGATGCAGATTGCTGAGGATGACAACTTCACCGCCATCAACCCACTGCGGCTGAAGGGTGACAAGATCAACAACGCATTCCTAATTAATACCGATACCTGCGTGTTCCTAAAATATGGCCAGGAGCCAAAGCAGACCGGCGAATATCAGTTCACTTACACCAGGGAGCACCTTGAAAGTGTCTACGGCGCTACGGAGCACTACAAGAAGGTATTTGTTGGCTTGGTGTGCGTTGAGGATCAGGAGGTTTGCTGCCTTGACTTGGGCCAGTTGAACGCCATGATCGGAGCCCGTCGGGCGTCACATGGTGCCGATGAGGATGCATACCAAGTGCTGGTTACCGTCCCGGATGGCAAGAGTCTTCGCGCGTACACCAACGCATCCGGCAGAAAGGGCGTAATTGCTGGAAAAGAACATATCGTGGCACGGAATCGATTCCCAAGCTGCCTATTCGTGTAATTCCGTCGACGGAGCGCAGACTGACGCTTTGCTCAATCCGTTGAATAACGGGGATGGCTTTGCCGTTCCCGTCTATGGAATGCGGTAGTCCAGGACTGGACGTAGGCAACGCCGTCGATGATCTCCGTTCCGGTGATCGTCATCCCGAGGGTGGCCATGGTGTGTATCTGCGCATCGTAGAGAGTGGCGGGGTGGCGGTTTTCGGTTGGACATGTAGGACGACTGCGACCTGCGAAGGGCGTCCCATCGGTGATTCCTGCTCCCACTGCAGGCACACGTCCCCGCGGATGGGCTGGACGCTGGAGAGCTTTCGGTCCTCGATGGGCTTGCCCTTGAAGCGGAGGCGGCGGATGTCGAAGTGCATGGCGAATACTGGATGCGTATGTGCTTCAGGTTCGTCCAGTGCGGTTGGTCAGCGCTCCGCGTTCTCCTGTTGAGCCACGCTCAACCCTACCGCGACCTGCCGTACCCAGATCGGCGTGCTGCTGAGTAGGAAGGTCTCGCCAGCCTCAGCCAGCAACAGGGTGGTGCCCATCACGCCGGCGATGGCCTCGGCCGCAGCCGGTGGTACGGCGTTGCCGATGCGCTCGCGCCAGTCGCTGTCGCTCAGGCCGTCGAGGACCAACTGCTCTTCGGGGTCGACCAAGCTCTGCAGTGCGGCGAGTTCCAGGGTGGTGAAGGGCCGGTGCCAGGTGCCGTCCAGCGACTGGATGATGCAGGTGAGCCGGTCGTTCGCCGCCGGCATGCGCGGGTCGGCGACGCTCCAGCGGCCGTTGTCGTAGCGGGCGCTGGCGGAGACGGCTCCGGACACCTGGTCCCAGCCCATCACGCCGTAGTGGCCACCGCCTACCCAGGCATCGCCAGGCTGCCGGTCGAATGCTCGAGGATCAGCGATCGACAGAGCGCCGCTGGCCACCTGCTGGGAGCCGGTGACGGTGCCGGCGGTGCCTTCCCAGGGCACTACGTTGAGCTTCCTGCTGCTGGCGCCCGGGTGCCAGTTGCTGTAGCGCGGATCGGCCACGGCCCGGCCGCCGGAACTGGGCCCGTGGCCGGTGGTCACCGTTCCGGCGTGCTGGTCCATGCTGACGACGCGGAACACGTTCTTGTGCCACGCCACGGAAGGGCGCGGATCAGCAACGGCGAAAGCGCCCTGGCCGGTGGTGCTGGCGGCGATCACGGTGCCGGACGGACCGTCCCAGTCGGTGACCGGGTACTTGCCGAAGCTCTGGCCGCGGGGATCAGCGACAGAGAATTTGCCCTGGTTCGGCCACTGCTGACCGCTGATGGTGCCGGTGGATCCGTCCCAATCGACTACGCCGTAATTCTGGCCGTGGTTCCAGTTGGCAGAGGGTTGTGCTCGAGGATCCGCGACAGAGAATGCGCCGTTCGTAGGGCTGCTGCGGCCGGCGATGGTGCCCGTGCTGTCGTTCCAACCGTGCACGCCCATGTAGCCAGCCCGGTACTCCGGCACGATGATCAGGTCGCGCAGGTAGCCGTCCTCAACGGCCAGTTCGTTCAGGCTGCGCCAGTCGCTGCCGGCTCGCACCAGGGCGAGGCGCACCCAGGTCTTCCACTGCAGGGACGGCACGCGGTGCATCGGGCCTGCAGCATCGATGTCGCCGGGCAGCGGCATGCGGCCGAGGATGTCGCCGACGGCGCGCAGGCTCTTCTTCTCTGGCTCGTACAGGAAGGGGGGCACTTTCTCGACGTGCCGCGCGACCAGTAGGAAGCGCTTGCGGCTTTGTGCCAGGCCGCCGAGTTCGCCGCAGTCGTGAGTGGTTTCCGCCACGGCGTAGCCGAAGCCACCGAGTAGGCTGTTGATCTGGTCCAGCAGGTGCCGACCGCGGCTGGCCAGGCGCGGGACGTTCTCGAAGACGATCAGGGGCACCGGGTCATCGGCCCAGGCTTCGCCCATGAGCCAGATGCAACGCAAAGTCAGTTCGTTCAAGGCCTGATATTTAGGGGTCAGGCTCATTTTCTCCGACAGCAGGCCGCTGGCACCCTTGCAGGGCGAGCTGATGAACACGGCATCCGGTCGGCGCCCGCCGGCGGCGCGGCGGATGTCCTCCGGGGTTGCCTCCCGCCAGCCTGTCGGCGGCTCCTTGCCGTGGAACCGCACGTACTGGTCGCGGGTGAAGAGGTCCAGCAGGGTGCCCGGGACACCGGCCAGGCGCTCGAAGTCGCGCAATCCGGCCGGGTCCACGTCGATCCCGCCGAGGCAGACCCATTCGGCCTCGACGTTGCCGACCCGCGGGCGCGCCCGGTTGAAGCCTGCGGCGCCGCCGCCCAGGCCGCAGCAGAAGTGGAAGTGGTACAGAGTGCGCTTGATCATGCGGCGGGTTCCTTTTCGCGAACGTGAGGACGCACTGCGCTATGCGTGATGGCGCAGCGATGTCATTGGGTCTAGAGTTGGGTGGCCCGGCATGGGGCCGGATCAAGGAGGAGTTATGACGTGCCTGGTATGCGGAGGTGAGGCTGGTAGTGAAGTTGAAAGCTTCGGAGGTGGCCGACGGTTCTTTTGTGAGCCGTGTGGTGGCTATTACCAAGCTTCAGGCACGCTCAACGCGATGCTTCGCGGTAAATTGTTTGAGGTGGAGTCCACCCGGCTTTGGTCGAATGACTAGAAAGGGATAGCGATGAAAAAAACTGGGCTAGTTTTATGGGTAATTGCCGTGCTCGCTGGATGCGCAACAACTGCCAAGTATGAGAATGTTTTGAATTCGTGGGTTGGAAGCAGCGAGATCGATCTGATCCGCGCCTGGGGGCCTCCTCAACAGGCATACAACTCAGGGGAGTCGCGATTCATTACATATACGAACTCAAGCAATATTTATATGCCGGGAGTTTCCCCATCCTATACGACTACCTACTATGGAAATACCGCATACACGACTTCTAGCGGTGGTTCGCCAGCACAGAACATCCCTCTTTCTTGCACGACCACCTTCGAGTTGAAGAATGGTGTCATCTTGTCCTGGCAGTGGCAGGGCAATCACTGCGTTGCTCGGTAAAGCCACGCGGCCAAGCGCGCAGCATCCTCCGCACGGCGCGAGGAGGTGATTTTGCATTCCATGCGGGCGACTCGTGGTGCTGGGCGCCGTTGCGGCGCCCTGGTGGTGAATCAGCGTACGCGGAGCACCGGCGCAGAAACATCAAGGGCCGCATGACGCAGCCCTTGGAAGTTGGTGATTTCGAGTTTCGTGATGCGCATGGCTCACTCCAGATCGAGGGCGATATCCCCCGGCTTCTTGACGACTCGGTAAGTGTTCAGCTCGCGGGATTCCTCGTCATCGTGCTCGAGCACGATGACGCCCTGGTTCAGCAGTTGGAGAACGACGCGCTCGGCTTCCTCGGTGGTGAGAGCGAAGCGCGATTGCAGCCAGGCCGCGTCGAACACGTCCTTCTTGGTGGCGACGCCGATGGCGATCTCGCCCAGGGTGTGGCCGGCGAAGCGCTCGACGGTGAGTTGCGGCAGTTCTTGGAACTCGGCATCTACGACATCATCGTCGGGCTGCTGCTCGCCGCCCCAGGCGCCGTCTTCCATGTCGCCGTCGCCGCCATTCAGGTCCAGCGGGTTCTGGTCCGGATCCGCCTTCACGTCCTTCATGCCGTCGAGGAACTCAGCGGCGCCGCCGATGACCAACAAGCAGTCCTGGTGCACAGCGCCAAAGAGTTGCTCCTGGTTCGGACTGCTGGGGCTCACGGTGAATACCGCTTTTACCTTGTCCTTTGCGGTGAAGGATTCGAGCTTGCCGTAGACCGTGTCGCGGTCGCCGCCGGCAATCGTGTGGATCGCGATGGTGGCGGCATTCCGTACCTGGCGCTCCAGGCGGTCGATGATGTCCTGCTGCTTGGCCTCGGGAAGCTTCTGCCAGCAGTCCGGCATGATCCGGATTTCCTGGATCAGTCCCTGCAGCAAGCTCTTGCCGAGCGTGTCGGCGGTCATGTTCATGAAGTGCGGGTTGTTGCTCATCGGGTATGGGTCCTATTCGTTGGCGATCCGTTCCAACTGCTCGAGTTGGGCGTCGCTGAGGTAGGTGTGGGCGCCGTAGCGCTGGAAGTTGCTGCGGAGGTCGGCCAGGAACTGCTCGTCCCAGTCCGTAGCGGCGTTGAGCTCGGCCGCGCCGAGTAGCGCGGCGAACTCCCCGACTTGGCCGTACCGCTCAAGGACAGTGAGGCTGGGCATGGCCGGTTACTCGAGATTGAGCCCGTCGTCGCCGGTGTCGCCGGTGTCCGACTGCTGGCCCGGGGCGGGTTCAGTGATTTCGCCGGTCTCGGTGTTCACGCCGTCCGGGACCTGGTCCTGAGACTGGTCGTCAACAACGCTGTATTCGCCGGTGAGGATGGACGCGTTGTCCTGGTCCAATCCAGCGTCGGCGCGTTCGTCCAGGGTGACTGCGGTCTGCAACTCGATGCTGACCGGCAGGTACTTGAACAGCCGGCGGATGACGGTCTTCTTGGCCATCTCTTCGTAGTGGGTGACCCAAGGCCCGTTTCCGGATGCCTTGCTGGTGGCGCGTACTTTGTCGACGTCGGCCTTACTCATGACCTCGAATTGCACGCCGCCGCCCTTCAGCTTGGCGACCGCGTAGACGTGGGTCATGACGCCGCGTTCACCTTCACCCGGAACGTGCTGGACGTCCTCGTCGAGGCCGTAGCGATAGCTGAACTGGTCGTTCTGGTGCACGGTGCGCGCGGTGAGCGAAACGATCTGGCCGGAGCGCCGGGCAAGGTCAATCATCCCGCGGTAGCCGATGATCAACTGGACGTTCGACAGGCCATCTTTCGCCTTGCCGTTGCCGAACGGCAGCAGGTAGGCATGGCCGAGAGCGTTACCCGGTTCCAGGCCGAGCTGCGCGCATTGCATCACGGCGCCGAGGAAACTCTCCTGATTGCATTTCGCCAGGGCCGGTACTTTGCGGATCTCGGTCAGCGCGATGCGCGCGAGTCGGTCGGCGGTCATGTGCTTCGGAAGCGCCAGGGCCATCTGGGCTTTGATCTTCGGGTCAGTCATCAGGTGGGCCAGCGTTTTCGGCTGACCGTTGTTGGCGACATTGCCGGTCGCGGCGGCTTTCAGGGCGGTTGCGGACATGCTGGGCTCCGGTTACTTGAGGCGGAAAACGCGGGATTCGCTGGTCTTCTTGAACTGCTCGAACAGCGCGGGGTGAGCTTCCTTGAAGGCGGATTGGTCGAAGCGGTTGGTGGTCTGGGACTTCCACGTCAGTACCGACTTGCCGTTGACCGTGAGTTGGGCGTGGTCCTGCATGAAGAGCTTGATGCGCTCCTCTGCGGACTCGATCTCGTACTCCAGGCCCTTGGCCTTGGCTTTCAGTTCGCGCAAGCGGTTGAACACCTCCACGACCTTGCCATCGGCCTCGATGCTGGTTCCGGCGTCACGTTCGAACAGCCGGAGCATGTCGCTGACAGCGGTTGCTTCAGGCGGATCCAGGCGCTGGATGCGTCCCCAGAACTCGACCTCCTTCTCGCGAATCGCCGCGATGGTTTCGTCGTCCCGCTCGACGCGGTACACGCGGAAGTCGTCGCCGCCGATCAGAACGCCGAAGATGCAGACCTGGCGGCCGGTGACCATCAGGCCGTGCATGGCCTGGGCGGTGTAGTGGACTGGAATGGCATCGGTCTGAACCTCACCCCATTCCTTCGCCTTGAAGGGGCTGACCGTCTTGATCTCGATGTTTTCGCCGCTGGCGGCCTCGGCGTCGATCTCGGCGGCCATGAAATCGTGCTGCTGGTCGCGGTAGCGGTTACCGCGGCCGACGATCTTCAGGCCGGTCTCTTCGGCCAGCAGGTCGATGACGTAGGGCTCCATCCGCTGGCCACGGGTGAAAATCTTCTGCTTCGCCGGGTCGACGGGACCGGTGCGCGGCTGGACCTTATCTAGGTACACGTCCAACGGAGTGCGCCAGGGACTGATGCCGAGGATGCCGGCGACATCGCTGCCGCCAAGGTACTTGGTGCGGTCGAGCGCGCCGACCGATGCGAGAGCTGCAGTCATGGGGCTGGTCTCATTTCAGGGTGAGGGTGGTTGTCGCGTGAAGGCGGGAGCTGCGCCGGAAGCGCAGAACGCAGAGGTCGCCGCATATGTCGGCGAAGAACGGGTTGTTGTAGCCGTGACGGTTGGCCAACTCGACGGCCTGGCGGATGCTCTTTCCGGCAAACTCTTCGATATCGTCGAGTTGGTCGTCGATGATCGAGCGAACGGGGCGGGTGGTCATAGGTCGATGCTCCTCAGTTCTTGCTGTCTCGCATCCGCTGCGGCGTCGAGCCGGCGGCGCATGTCGTCGTATTGCCGGGTGCCGATGGCGTCCAGCGTGTAGGCCATCTCGATCTGGCCGCGCCATACCAACTGGTCGTGGCGCGGGATCACCGACCGACGCATAGCGACGATCGCTTCCTCGATCACGCCCTCGGCGCGCTCATTCGCCCAGGCCATCGTCGGCCTCCTGCTCTTCGTCCTCGGGCTCCGGTTCCGGCTCCGGCTGGTCCCAGAGCGGGTCTCTGGCGAAGTCCCAGGCGTGCTGGGCGTTGCTGAAAGCCGCGCGGTTGCGGCGCTCGCGGTATGTCCACATCGGGATGCTCTCCGTGGTTCACCTGCATTCGGCAGCACCCAGGCACACGGCAGTCGTGCCCGGTGGGGCGCCGTGGTGGGTGCTCTCGAATGGAGGTTGAAAAAAGCCCGGCCGGAGCCGGGCGAAGAGGGGGAACGCTGCATGCGCAGCGGGGAGTGATCGGCGCGTGGGCGTCCCCTCTGGCTCCGTCCGCGCCATCAGCCGGCGGCGTTGCTCGTTGGCTCGCCTGCTTACGAGGCAGGTGCCTGACTCGGCTGCCGATCACTCTCCGCTGCGCCCTGGCCGCGCCAGGAGCAGGAAAGAGAAGGGCGCCGCCAAGCGCCCTGTCTCCACTTACATGCACCGCCCTATGTGAAAGCGGTTGGGTACAGGCTCGACCGCATGTTGGCGATCTGCCCTTGGGGCTGGGCTACATGTCGAGATCCTCCGTTGTGCGCGCCGTTGGACCGGCGGGCGCTCGCCGTGGGTTAAACGCCCGGCAATGGGCCAGGCGCCGAAGTCAGGAGATCGCGGTGCAGGCCCGCAACGCCACCGGCGCCGACTGGCCTTCGATCCAGATAACCGCCGCCCCGCCAAGCGACACGCTGGCCCGGCCGACGGTGCGGGTGCGCTGCGGTTCGGCCCCCCGGTACGGCCGGTACTCGATCAGCGCTGGCGCTGGGTGCTCTCGGTTCCAGGCCTCGACCAACTCCGCCGGCGGCACAGGGCGGACGTTGCCGATCTGCTGGTAGATCTCGGAGCGGTGGATGGCGACGTCGTCCGGGGCGGTGATGCCGAGGCGCACCTGGTCGCCTTGGCTGCCGAGGACAGTGACGGTGATGTTGTCGCCGATATGCAGGGTTTCGCCGGGGCGGCGGGTCAAGATCAACATGGCGTAACTCCGTTCGAGGGATTTCGAGAGCAACCGATCTATCTCGGTTCGCAGTGGTAGAGGGCGGTCGCCCGCATTGGAAACTGCAAGCGGGAGGGGGAAAGGGATTTATTTCAAATGAGAATTATGCTGCTGGTTTTTTGTTCTATGGGTGGTCTTGAGTATGACTACAATGAATCCCTGAGTTGGTGCGCATATATTGATGCAAACACAACAGGGAGGTTGTCGATATGGCGATTAGCTTCGAGCCGCTCGATGTTGAGGGCGTTGATTTTCGTGGGGTTGATGTTGTCGCTTATAAAGCACGGAAAGGTCGTGGAAGGTCGGGGGATATTGGTTTGGGAAAATGCTTTGGCGCAATAAGGTTGCTTGACAATAACAATGCTCGAATTGGAAAAGACCATAAGGCTTCAAGCACCCCTGCTGGATCAGCGGGGCTCCACAGCGAGCGGGTTGCCTTGGAGCGGTGCGTTAGGGCCAACTGGGAGCCTCCGCTTACCAACATAATGATACTTGGCATGCAGAATTCTCCTGGCCCTATCGGAAAAGAACTCTATGCACGGGGAGTCCGAACAATTATATGCTTTACGGAGCTCCCACCTTGTCCAGCCTGTTTGACGTGGTGGAAGGCGCTTGATAGTAAGTTTCACCCTGGTTCTATCAGATTGCAGTACTTCGGTTGGTTCGAAGACTACTATGGAGGCAAGACGCCAGAGGAAAGGATGGTCGATGACTCTGACGGAAATAATAGAAATGAGCATGCGATAGAGGCTTTCAAGTCCTATCGAGATTCGTTCGAGGCCCCTACCAGATAGTCCCAAATCAAGCATTGGCAAAACAGAATTTGGGGGCGAACCCGCTTTCAGCGTGGTCCCACTGCTCGTCTTTGTCGCTGGGGAAGTTGCTGCACGCCACGTTCAGGCCGGCTCGCAGTGGGATAAGGCAACGCAACCGGACACGCCCGCGAGCCAGACGACAGCGGTGTGTCCGCCGAGGATCTGGGCTTCAGTAGTGGTACGGGTGCGCTTCGGCGCCGCGCCGCGATGGAATCGGTAGTCGACCTCGGTGCCGACGGGGTATGCGGAATTCCAGGCAGCAACGGTTGCCGCCGGGTTGGCGTGCTTCTTCATGGGAGTGTCTCCAGAGGAGGGAAGGATGGGGTGGTCTTTCCGGCTTGCGAGGGCTGCAGCGCTGGGGCATCGGGTCTGATTGGCGCTACTATGCGTTCAGGCAGAAAATAGGAGTTCTCACGTGGATTTGAAGCTCATTCAGGAGCGCATCAGGCAGTTCAGGGACGAACGTGACTGGATGCAGTTCCACAATCCGAAGAATCTGGCTATATCCATCAGTCTCGAGGCCAGTGAACTCCTCGAGCACTTCCAGTGGAAGACCATGGAAGAGAGTGAAGCCTATGTCGTGCAGGCCAAGGAAGAGATCGCCGATGAGGTCGCGGATGTGGCGGCCTACCTGATCGAGCTTGCGGACAATCTGGGTATCGATCTCCAGGAGGCGATCCTCAACAAGCTGGCCAAGAATGAGGCTAAGTACCCTGCGCACAAGGCCAGGGGGAATGCGAAGAAATACACCGAACTGTAAGGGACGACATGCAACTCGTATTACAGCCATGCTCCAGCAACGACGCTTACGATCATTACCTCAATACCATCGACAGGCTGGTGGAAACCAGCCGGATCCTTCCGTATCTGGATGAGGATGATCGGGCAGACTTCAAGCGTACCTTTCCCGAAGCTGTCGCCGTCTGGGGCGTCACTCAGGGCAAGAAGGCGGTCAACGAGAAGAAATGGCACCAGATGGATGTCGGCGATGTCGCGCTGTTCTATCGGAAAAAAGAGTTCTTCCGCCGAGGGACGATTGCGTACAAGAAGCGCCTGCCCGAACTGGCCAGACAGCTTTGGGAAACTCCCCCAGGGGAGCAGCCTTGGGAGTTCGTCTATTTTCTCACCGACCTGGAGCCCATCCAGATCAGTATCCTCGACTACAACCAGGTCGCGGGCTACAACCCGGCCAACATCGTGCAGAGTTTCACGGTCCACTATCCAGAGTTGAGCGCGAGGATCATCGAGGAGCTTGGACTGGAGTCCAGCACGGGAAGCGTGCTCACCTCGGTCCGTGATGTCGAGGCAGCGAAGGAGGCGTTCAAGCATCTCGGCGATGAACTCGATGTGCCCGCGGCGGTCAAGCGCCGGAAAGAGCAGGCGTTGTTGCGAACCATCCTGCTCAGCAATAAGGCTTCGGAATGCTGTGCGTTGTGTGGCCGGGACCTGCCGGTGGATCTGCTGGTAATTGGGCACATTCGCAAGCGTCACTCGTGCCCACCGGGGATGAAGAAAGACCTCGCCAACGTCATGCCGGTCTGCCTCCTGGGTTGTGATCGCCTATTCGAAAACGGCTACGTATTCATAGACAGTACCGGTACGATCCAGCAGGGGCCGGCGCTGAAAATCGTTCCGTCGATTCAGGGTGTTGTATCCAGCCTCGTTGGCAGGAAGTGCCTCGCCTGGAAAGAGGATGCCGTTCCTTACTTCGAGTGGCACCGAAACCACCACCATAACTACTCGTAATGGTCAGGGAGACATACCGTGGCAAAAGGAGCTGCGCGCGAGTTTCGTGGGTCTGAAAGTCTTTTTGCGGAACAGATCTCCAGAGATGCGATTGCCCCGTTTTTAAGCTCGCGTGGCTTTGTCGTGAGCGAGGACCAGCGCATCCAGACCGGCACCGCAGTTCAGCAGTTGGTGTCCGCTATCTCTCCTGATGGTGAACGCCTCAGAATGAGAGTTCGCTTGTGCTGGCGGCGGGAGGGGCGAAATGCCAATGAGCGCCTGTTCTCCGCAGCACAACTCCAGGCCCGTCTGCGGCCAGGTGGCTGGGATGCAACCCTGGCATACATCGTTGACCGAGATCGGCAGCATGGAATCACCCATAACCTCATAGTCCAGCGTGATGGCAGCTTCATCGTCTATGCCGCACTGGTACCGGTCGAAGCTATTACTCCTATTTGGAAACGCCAAAGCGAGGTCAGCGATGAGTTGCTCCGAGCTGGCCAGTTGGGTCGGTTGAAAAAGAACCACGCACGGAATGGCTCGAGTCCGACAGTCTGGTTGCAGGATGATAGACGTCCTGCTGCTCATAACGTGGCAGATGTTCTATGGACGTGGCCTGGAGTGCTTGACCTGGTAGGGTTGCCGGCGCTGATCGAAGGTGTTGATGATACTTTTGATGATTGTCCGGTCTCCGGCATCTGGATGTACGGACGAGATGAAGGGACACGGGTCTCCATTATTCGTTCTGCGATACGACGAGATCCAAAGGTCCGTCGAGAGGTGCACGATCGGGCGAATGGGTGCTGTGAGCGACAGAGCTGCAGAGCCAGGCGAGACTTCTCAAGCTTTCTGGATATTCACCACATTCTGGGCGTGGATAACAGCGACAGGACTTGGACTTGCGTCGCCTTGTGTCCCAACTGTCATCGCGAAGCTCATTACGCTCCAAACGCGGACGAGTTGAACCAGGAACTGCTTGAGTACGCATCCCAGTTCAAGTGAAATTTTGAAGACGTCCATTACTGGCACCTGAGAGATGCCCGCCCTGCGGCGGGCTTTTGGTTCAGGCGGCCTTGACCTTGCTGGCTCGAGCTTTCAGCTCCTTACCGGCGATCTCGACCACCAAATACTCACCGCCTCCGCGGCGGTGCCCCAGGTTCTCGATTCGCAGGAATTTACCGCTCTTCTCCTCGCCCCGCGGGTTGGTCAGGATCACGGACTGGCCTTTCTTGAAACTCATAGATGTTTCCTTCTGCTGTGGTTTCCCGGATGCCCCTCCGGGAAGGGCATCGAGGAAATCGGTGTTGCTCCCGCGTTCGCCTACTGGGCTTTTACAACCCGCGGGTGTTGCTCATTGCTGTCATTCCCCTGACTGCGGCGCCGATTGCCGCGCGGCACAGCCAGGTTCCTGCCCATTACCGCCGGGGTGGCGGGGCGCATTGCTTTCCGGGTCATTCGCTCGGTTCGGTCTGGTCCTCGTCCGCCGCAGGTTCTTCCTGCGTTGCCCTGGCCCGCATTGCCTGAGCGCGGATCGCCGGTCGCCGGTAGAGGCAATGCGATCTGTTGTTGATGTGTTTCGCTGCCGGGTTGTTAAAGAGCGGTCGGCTCGATGGCCTGGCCAGCTGTGTTGTGCTGGCGTTGAGGCAGAATTTAAGCAAGCTGAAGTTCTCCGTCAAGGATAATTTTAAGCATGCTGAATTGTTTTCTTCAGCAAACAAAAAAGCCCGCGTGCGGCGGGCTTGTTCTGGAGTGGTGGATTACCAGTCAGTAGCGGGATGCGGCCAGGCCAGTTCGACGGACCCGTCCTGCTGACGTGTGATCGTCAGCGAATCCTCCTGGGCCAGCTCGTCGAGGAGTCGCAGCCAGGCCTCCTCAGGCTCGTCCGGCATTCTGCAAATCACAGCGCGCCGGGCGAGCTGAGCCGCCGGTGCCAACAGCTGGCGCTGGATGCGATGAGCCAGTAGCTCATATGGAGGTGGAGTGTGTGGAGCGACTGCTTTGCGGGCCATACTGCTCTCTTTTTCTGTATGTATATACAGTATTTTGAGTCGAGCATTTCCGCAAGCAGAAAAAGAAAAGCCTCGCACTGCGGAGCTTGGTATGGGCAAAGCAGGCTTAGTGGATCAGCTTTGCGGCAGAAAACGCTAAGGTGGCAAGACCAGCGGCGAATCCAATGAAGCGCCAAGTCTGATCATTAAGGGCTTTGTGCATCTCGGTGGAGATTTCACCCCTGAGGACCTTGAGATCATCCTTGGTAGCCATGGTTTTTTCCATGGTGTCCAGCTTTGTCTCAACGCGTATAAGCCTCTCCCGTAGGTCGGGAAGAGCTTTCTCTAGTGCTTCAACGCGCTTTTCCAAGTCGGAATCTCCGGTGCCACCACCGCCATTATGGCCGCCACCTCCGAGCTTGTCATTTTGAGGAATCACCAAGCCTGAACTAGGCACTACAGACAGCTTAGGACGATCCGTCATCGCGCGCCCTCCGAGGAATCCCAGCAGCCTGGGCAACATTGATGAATCGGGTGTTTCCGCACTTTCCGCAGAATACGGGTACGAAGAGCAGCGCGTTGCTTGGTGGGTCAAAGATCGGGGATTGGATCATGGTCGGTCTCCCCTTGCTATCTTGCGAAATTGTCCAGTTGTCCTCCCCGCAAGCTTCGCAGGGATTCAGCCCTCCATTCCGCTCGAAATGGTCGTTCAGCCGTTCAACGCTGAACTCAGCAACCAATCGAACGCGCTCGCTTACTTCCGGAGCTTTCTTCGCTTCGCTGTCACTCATGAATCCATAGTCCGTTAGGTTCAGATCTATCTCTGACTACAGCACACCCTTCGGTGCCTTCTGATCGATGACGCGCCCGATCACATCCCAGGCATCGTCCATCTCCACGGTCTCGAACTTCGCGTTCAGCGGCACGAGGTATTCACGGCCGGCGTCGTAGATGTACTGCTTGAAGGTAGTCTCGCCGTCGCGGTGCTTCGCGATGTAGAACTTGCCACTGATCAGGTCGAAGCCCTCCGGCTTGATCAGGATCGGCGTGCCGTCCGGGAAGCTGGGAGAGGTGGTCGAGGTCATCGACGGCCCCTTCACCAGCAGCCAGTACCCATGGGGGCCGGCGTTCTCGGTTGAAGGCAGCCAGTCCTCGGCGTCGCCCGGTACGAAGTTGTCCGGGGAGTCGGCGCGCTGGCCGGCAGATATCCAGCTGATCAACGGATAGGTCTGCGGGGCGCGGGAAGGCTGGAGGGCCATTTCGACGTTCTGGAGGCGCTGCGGGCGCTCTGGCCCTTCACCGATGGCAATCCACTCAGGATTGAACCCGGTCGCACGCGCCAGAGCATATAGGTTCTCCGGCTTCAGCGCCTTGCTCTCGCCCTTAATCCATTGGGTCACGGCGGAAGGGGCGACGCCGCACTCAGTCGCGATCTGGCCTTTTTTCTTGCCGCTTGCCACGATGGCATGGGCGATTCGTTCGTGTCGTTCCATGCTCTCGATGTTAAGCGTGCTTAATTTAAGTATGCAGTACGCTGAAGTCATTCGTTGACTGCCTAAATTCAGTATGCTGAAATTCATGGCGTTCCCATGAGGAAACCACCATGAAGATGACTGAAGCCATTACCCATTTTGGGTCCAAGAAGAAGCTCGCCCAGGCCCTAGGCATTAGCCCTAGCGCAGTAACCATGTGGGGCGAATCTATCCCCGAGCTCCGCCAGTACCAGATCGAGCGCCTCACGAAAGGGAGGCTCGCTCGGTCTGCAGACAATGCCGCGTTGGCGTCCTGACCATGTCGATGAGCAAGTTACCCCCCGAGCAATCGAACTCTAGCTTCGGCGGGGTGGTAGGCGGCCTTATCTTCACGCAGTCCCAGCTTGGCCTGGTGCTGCTTGCCAATCGGTGCGAGCCGGCCAGCACCGAGCTGTTCCTCCGCGTTACCGCCCAGATCCTACCTGGCGAGTTCTGCACACCACTACACGCCAGCCGTGGACCCCGGATCGGGTTCCTCCATTTCACGCTGGCCTCAACGGAGGAGGTGGGGGGCGTCACGACAGGAACGTACGAACTATCTCGACTGCTCGAGGCAGATTGTCCATGCCCAGGTCCAGTAGTCGCGTTGTCAGGTGTTTTATGGAATCGGCGGGCAGTCCTCGAAGCGCTTGAACAAGCTGGGTTTTCTCCTCCGGCGTCACCTGCTGATCACTCGCCTTGGCGAGACGTAGTTCGATCATCTGACGGAGAGAGTCCTCATGAAACTTGATCGTCACCGGCCCCAGGATTGCGCTCAGGCCGCCGTCATCTGCCAGAAAGTCGATCCCCTTGGCTGTGATTTCCGCGTACAGCAGTTCGCGGCCTTCACTCAAAAATTCCGAGATTTTTGCCCTTGCCAGGCCGTGCTCGTGCAGGTAGGCGCAGCAGGCAGTGAGCATCCTGGTGTCGTCGAAGAGGTCGGAGAGCCCATCGGTATGTACCGGATTGGGATACGCGTCCGCCAAGCGGTCCAGAACGGCTTTCTGAATCGTGCGATCGATTTTCAAGTTTTCAGCCTCCTCGGCCATCGCGCTGTAAGGGGAGCCAGGGATAGCGCGGTCATCCGTGCGTCATGGCGAAATGATCGTAACCGTGTGGGAGACGCAGTGCATGCGCAATGAGTCGCACACCCTGATCTCCACGCTGCTGGGCGTGGTGAACCAATGGCGCCGCCGAGAGGGGTGGAGCCGCGAGACCGTCGTCCAGCACATCGTGGAAGCGCACGAACGCATCCAGGGAGCGCTGGTCACCGGCATCATCTTCGACCCGCCAACGCGCGATACAACCGAGCGGATGAAGGTCAACGCCGACCGCGTGTTCCGTTGGCTTGACGACGGAACCAAGGACACCAACCTGGTGCCGGCGAACTTCGTACCCAGCATCCTCGCCGCGCTGCCGACTGACCTGAAGGTCCAGGCCCTGGGCGACATCCTGACGCCGCTGGGCGTGTCGGTGCGCTTGATCGGCGGCGATGCCGGCCAGCGGCCGGAGGTGCTCTGCATGCTCCGGACACTCATCAAGGAGAACGGTGAGGCGCAGCAGGCTGTTGCCAACCTCGTCGACGGCGCTGATGACCAGGAACTGCAGGAGGCCCACCGGGAGCTCTCCGAATCCAGGGCGGCGACCGATGAGGCGCTGCGGATGATCGACCAGATGCGCCGGCCGCGCCTTGTTCAGGGGTAGCCGTGCCGTCCTTCCAGATCAACGACGAGGAGCGGGAGGCGCTCCGCGGCCTACCCATGCTTGCCCGCGAGATCTACGTGTTCGCCCTGCGTCCGTTCATGGACTTCGCAACAGGCATTGTCGGAGAGCGGCGAGGGATCTCTTGGAAGTCGATCGCCGAGGAGCTCTACGTCGAGCCGCACCAGGGCATCAAGGGCGGCGAGCCTTCCGAAAAGGAACTGCGGCGGGCGCTGGTCTGGCTGCAGAAGGTGGGCCTGGTGGGCCCCAACTTGGCCGAAAGGCGCCTGATTTTTGAGTTACCGAAGGCTTCACGGGATCAATCCGTCCGAAAAAAAGTGGGCACTAAGTGGGCAGATGAAGCGGGCAGTTATGTGGAAGGGTCGGAGCCCAGTAACTACGCGGCTTTCCCGGAAAAAGAGGGCAGATATGTGGGAGGGGGTGAAAGTGAAAAAGTGGGCACACCTCCGGTATCCGGTAATAACCGTACCGCACCTAACGCGTGCGTGCGCGAATGCCCAGCCGATCCGGCCACTGCGGGACAGTGGTGCCAGTTCTTCATCCGCGAGCGCGGATTCCAGATCCACGCGGTGCAGACCGCCAGGACCATGCCGCTGTTCGCCTCTTGGGTCGAGCGCGGTGTCACCGCGGAGCAGATGCTCGCAGCAATGGAGATCGCCGAAGCCAAGCTCGGCGCCCCGCCTGACTCCCCCCTGTACTACCGAAATTTTCTCGATGAACTCTTGCTGGAGCGCCACCGGATGGCAACAGCACCGCGTGCGGAGCACCGCCATGAGCAAACCGACGGACGAAACGCCCAAGCACGTCAGCGACCCGCTGCACGACGTTCGCGCAACGCTGTTGACATCCTCCACGACGACGACTGGTGAGCCGCAGATCGAGAATCTGGTCGAACTTGACGCCCAGGCGCGCAGGGCGGTGAAACGCGTGTTCGCTACCCTCAAAACCAGCTATCCGGCTTGGTACGAGAAGCACTACGGGGAACGTCGTGCGGAGACGCTCGCCAAGCGAGTCTGGCTGACCGGTATCAAGCACCTGAGCGACATGCAGGTCGACCGAGGCCTCCAGCGGATGGTGCTGGATCAGGACTTTCCTCCGAGCCTCAAGGAGTTCCTGCGGCTGTGCCGCAAGATCGACGGTTTGCCGAGCGCCGAGGGCGCCTGGTACGAAGCCTTGGAGCAGCGCTACAGCCACAAGGTCGTGAAGGTGGCTGCCGAACTCACAGGCCTGTTCGAGCTTCGTCGGGCCCAGTACGGCGACAAGCGACTTCGCGCTGAGTTCGAGCATAACTATGCCGTAGTGGTCCGACGCCTCGAGGCTGGTGAGCCGCTGGACGGAAAGGTCGCCAAGGCGATTGGCCTCGACAGCCAGAAGTCGGAGCTGCAGCGCGCCGATGAGCTTGCCGAGCAGCAACTGCTCCACCGGATGCAAGCCCAGGGACTGGATGGGCTCAGTGGCGCCCAGGCGCGGGAACTGCTGCTGGCCAAGATGCGCCGGAAAGCGCCGGAGGTGCGCCGTGATGCATGACCTCCGCCCGGTGATGTTCATGGTACCCGGCGAGCCGGTGGGGAAGGGGAGACCGCGTATCGGTCGCGTCGGCGCCCACGCCAGGATGTTCACGCCGGCGAAGACGGCGAACTACGAGGGGCTGATCGCGCACAGCGGACAGCAGGCCATGGCAGGTCGCGCGCTGTTCGAGGGCCCAGTGCTGGTCGAGCTCGACATCGCGCTGAGCATCCCTCAATCGATGTCGAAAAAGCGGAAGGCCCTGGCCTTGGCCGGGCAACTGTACCCGACCAAGAAACCGGACCTGGATAACGTCCAGAAGGCCATCTACGACGGCCTGAACGGCGTTGTCTGGAAGGACGACGTCCAGGTCGTGAAGGCGGTGGTGGGGAAGCGCTACGGCGAAACGCCAGGCGTGCGAGTGAAAGTCGTCCCTCTCCTCGAGGGCGAGCAGTGACTACAGGAAACTACAGGGGAGAGTCGAAATGAGACTGATCAGCGCGCGCCAGGCTTGGCACGACGCCTTCTACGAGAGTCGGAGCTCAGTGCTGGCGGTGGCGGCCGACAAGGCCGCGCTGGGCAAGAAGGGGCGGGTGGCCAACGAGACGCACCCCGACCGCAAGGACACCAATGGGCGTAGCGCCCACATGCTGGCCGCCGGCCTGGTGCAGGCTGCCATCCGCTCGCTGCCGAAGCCGCTGCAGCACTTCGGCCACACGCTGTACTCGCCGCTGGCCACCGGTGACGACGTGGCGATCGCTCACGGCCTGGTCTGGATCGGCGCCGGCCTCGGCCAACTGACTCAGCGCCAGGGCGAGCGGGCTTACTGGATGGCGCTGGCGGCGATCAACTCGCACAAGCGCGCCGTCAATGGCCGCGACACACTGCGCCCGGGCGAGGTCTGCCTCTTCATCGAGGAGCGCCTCGGCTGTCGGATCGACCCCGGCAACTGGGCGCGGGACTACGCGAGCACCTGGGAGCGCTTGGCGCGCCACATCGACAAGCTCGACGCCCAGGTGCTGAGGCCGGTCGCCGAGGTGGTGGCGAAGCAGAGCGGGTTCCGGAAGGGCTCTGGATGGCGCTGGCAGCAGGTCGACCGGGATGCGGTGGCGGTGCAGCGCGCCGAGGCCTACGCCGAGCGCCGGGAGCATCACCAGCAGCGCCTGGCGGAGCGTCTGCGCGGGATGTCGGACCAGGAGTTGGCGCGATGGGCGGCGAGGATGAAGCGGTACGGGGAGGCTTACCGGGAGGAGTGGGGCGAGGACATCCTGGAGTACCCCAGTGTCCATCAGCGCTACCACGACCGCGTGGCGGCCTACTGGACCCAGCGGGAACGCCTGAAACGGGTCGCTTGACGATTTGAAGAGCATTTGGGTATCGTTTTGCCAGTGTGTCGTCAATCCGCCCAAAGCTGCTGTTGGATGGCGAAAATAAAAAAGCCCGGTCAGATGCCGGGCTTTTTGATTTTGGGAGCGCGCGTGAACGCGCCGCTAGATTCTGTTAGTTCAAGGAGCCGGGCGCGCAGCAGGCGGCGTGCTTTAACGAGTCGCCGATCTCGAATACACCCTGCGCCCTTGCACTGCTTCGGTTGCTTGACTGGCTCGGCGCAAATCACAAGGCGCATTTCAAGTGCGGCCAGTGCGCTTTCGACCTGCTCCATTTTCGATGTATGCAAGAAGTCGACAAGACGATCTCCCTGCACTTGGGCGATACCAAGCACCCGGCATAGATCTGCCTTTCTCATGCCTCGCCTCATCATCTCATTCCATAGAGCGATCTTTGCGACGGTCACAGCCGGAAGATGTACGACATGCTCTTCTGGCTCTGGAGCGCTAGCCACTGGAATTGATCGGCGTTGATCAACGTATAGCGACAATGTGGTTTCGATGGCATCAACGGCCTCGCTGAGCGCGTGCTCGACGGTGTCTCCATAGCTGTTCAGTTCTGGAAGGTCTCGACAGAAAACGGCAACGCCAGGAGCGCTGTCGTCCTGCTCGAAACGGATTGCGAAGTTGTACATGGTGTCCCCTCTGGGTGACTACGTTCAGCAGTGGGGGCTCTCAGAGCCCCAGTTGCTTGATGATCGCCTTGCGTGTCGGCTCCGGCATTTCTTTGGCGCCGTGATCTGCGAAGGTCGTTGTCTTACCGTTCGGGGCGGTCACCTTGAAGTGACTGCCCTTGCCAGCTTCGAAGGTCACGCCTTGTGCCCTCAGCCAGCGTCGGAATTCGCTGAACTTCATCACCTCATCTCGTCTGAATCGATGAAGCAAGAATACAACATTTTTGTTGTTATACAACATTAATGTTGTGCCTTAGGTAGTGCAGTCCTATGCCGTTGGTCGTTATCCCCCACCCTTTCCCGGCTAGCCCGCTGCAGACGCTATTCGACTCCGAGGACGAAGCGAACGCCCGGGCCCAGGTGATGGTCGAGTCATCGTCGAAGCAGCCGGTCCCCGTTGCTGAACTGCGCACGCTCTACCAGGGCTCGGTCAACGTCAGCGCGTCGCCAGCGATGGGCCAACCGAAGGGACCTAAACAGGGTTGAAGATCACGCCACGCCGGGAGGTGTTGCGCAACCGTGCCGCACCGTCGGGATGACGTTGTTCAAGCACATCAGCCGGGTTCACCCTGCGCCTACTCAAGAGCCTCGCCAAGCGCGGGGCTTTTTCATTTCCGCCCCGCCGAGGGGATTCGAGACCATGAAAATGCCCGACAAAGACCCCATCACGTGGGCTGCGCTGCTTGCGTGGCTGTCTGCGCACTATCCGCAGTTGTACGCCGCCGGCCTGTCCTTTGTGGTCGCGCTGACCCGGGTGATCTACGGCGGTGGAACGCGGCGCCAGGCGCTGCTCGAGGCAACGCTCTGCACCTTGATTACCTTGGGCCTGATTCCGGTCCTTGAGTGGTTCGGCCTGCCGCAGAATATGGCTACCGCTGCTGGGGTGTTCACCGGCTTCCTAGGGGTGAAGAAGATCGCCGAGTTCGCTGATCGGATCGCCGACTGGAAGTTTCCGCGTCGGGGGGCTGGCGAATGAAGATCACCGCAGATCAACTCGACCGCGCTACCGGCTGCGGTGCTTCTACTGCCGGCCTCTGGGTCGACCACATCAACGGCTCCATGGCTCGGTTTGAGATCAACACGGCTGAGCGGGTGGCGATGTTCCTGGCCCAAGTCGGGCACGAATGCCAGAGCCTCAAGCGCGTGGTCGAGAACCTGAATTACTCCGCCGAGGGCCTGCTCGCGACCTGGCCGAAGCGGTTCACGCCGGCAGAGGCGAAGCAGTACGCCCGCCAGCCCGAGCACATCGCGAACCGCGTCTACGCAAACCGGATGGGCAACGGGTCGCCGGATACGGGCGATGGGTATCGATACCGTGGCCGCGGCCTGATCATGATCACCGGCCGCGACAACTACACCGAAGCTGCACGTGCCCTGGCGCTGCCACTGGTAGCGCAACCGGAACTGCTGGAGCAACGGACCTGGGCAGCAATCGCCGCGGGGTGGTGGTGGAAGTCGCGGGGTTTAAACGACCTGGCTGACCAAGGCCGATTCGAGCGGATCACTCTGAAGATCAACGGCGGCTACAACGGTGCTGAGGATCGAGTGGTGCGTCTCGAATGGGCGCGCGCAGCGCTGGCGGGTGTGTGATGAGGTGGGTTCCATGGTTGATCGTCGCGCTCGTTGCGATGGGGATGATGTGGCGGATGGACCGCCTGAGCCTGCAAGTGACCGCAGAGCGGGAACGTGCTGACGTCGCGGCGCAGGAGCGTGACCGCAACCAGCAACTGATTGACCTGCAGGCCGGCGTCCTCGCTGAACAGCAACGCCAACTCGGCCGCGTCGCCGAGATCGAACGGCAAACCCGCCAGCTCGGCCAAGCCCTGGAGGTCCAGGGCGCGCGCCATGCTGCGGCGTTACGGGAGTTGAAAGAGAATGACCAGGCTGTTCGCGACTGGCTGCGTGATGGCATCCCTGCTGGCCTTGGCCGGATGTACGCCCGCCCCGAAACCACTGACCCCAGCGCCTACCGCGCAGCAGGCCAAGTGCCCGCTGACGCCGTGTCGGCTCCCCGGCCGTCCGCCGCTAGCGAACGGTGAAGATGCAACCGCGGCGATCGATGCTGTTGAGGCTGCGTTGACAGCGTGCGCAGTCCAAGTCCTCGACTGCATCGAGCGTCAGCGAGTGGATGAGCGATGAGAGGCAGTATCTCCGCCCGAGATCTCGATGATGCGGTGGCCTCTCTACGGGTCCTCTGTGGCGACCTGCCGAACAAAGTGTTGGCCGACGCCTTGAACCACACCGCGAACCAGGCGAATCAGGCCCTGGTCGGGGAGATCGACCAGGTCTTCGACCGGCCGACACCGTTCACCCGTAACGCCATCCGCATCCTGCATGCCACCTCACGCCGGCTTGAGGCGGCCTTGTGGGTGAAGGACGAAAAGGACCATGCCTCGAAGGGGCAGTCGCCGGAGGACTGGGTAGCTCCCCAGGTCTTCGGAGGGCCGAGGGTGGACAAGGCGTCGGAGCGGAACCTCCGGGCCCGGGGCATCCTGCCGGCGGGCATGTTCGTGGTTCCAGCGGAGGGCGCCCGGCTGGACCAGTACGGCAACATGAGCCGCGGCCAGATGATCCAGATCCTTTCCGGCCTGGGCGCCCTGGAATACCGAGCGGGGTTCAAAGGAAACGCCACCCAGTCGGCGCGTTCCTTGGCGAGGGGACACCAACTCGCGTACTTCGTGATGCACCGTGGCCGCCGACCGATTGGCATCGCCGAGCGCCGTGGACGGACGTTGACTATGGTCCTTGCCTTCGTCCGCCAGCCTCAGTACCGCGTGCGCTTCCAATTTCACGAAGTCGTTCGGCGTGTTGCCGAGGACGACGCGCGCCTAGAGGCGAACATCGAGCGGGCCCTGGCGAAAGCGTTGCGTTCAAGTTCGTGACAAGAGGAGTTGGTAATGGAAATTCAAGTACGAAACGAGGTAGGAGATCTGATCTGGTCAAGAAACTCCGTAGGAGGGCTGACCAGCCAAGCCTACGGAGTGGATGGAACTTTACAGCAAATTGAGCAGGCGCTTGCTTTGGCCCTTGCGCAATGCAGGGGGGAGCTAGCTGTTGCTGTGGATGGTTATCGAATGGGTGATGCGAGCGGATCCTCCGCCCAAGTCAATGGTGATGTTCCAGTATCCGGTGTGAGGCACAGTGATGCGAGCGGGTAGTCGTTCATAAAAACCGCCGTAGTAGGTGTGCCTGCGGCCGTTCTTGAAGTTTGAAAATTGCGTGTCGGTGGTAAGGCGAACATTACATTGATGAGAGCAGTTGACTTCGACAACATCGCCCTCGTTCAAGTATTTGCGGCTGTGCAAGAACTGCATGTGGTCTCCTTGTCATGTTGGCAGTGATACTGCATTGACATTACCACGAGGCTTGTCTCTTCGGCTCTTTCTAGTCCGGATGTACGTTCGGCCCGCAGGACTGAGGATGAGGGCGTGACGTGCTACCCGAAAAGCACCGGGGGCCCCTGAAGCGTGGCCCTTGGAGAGGGTAATTCGAACCCCGCTTTTCCACTATGTATGGCCCAAATTCTGAGGTTGGTTGTTGTGTTGTTATGAGCAAACCAGATATCACTCGGCAGCCTCACTGGCTCAACAAAAGCCGGATGGCGACGAGCCTCGGTATAAGCACGCAAGCCTTTGATAAATGGGGCGTCGAGCCGGTTGCAAGGATTGGCCGAGAGGCCTTCTATGACGTCCGCTCGGTACTGGAAAACCGCCTCGACTTCGCGGAGCGGAAACACCAACCAGACGGTGATGTTCCGGAAGGCATCGACCCGCTGGCAGAACATAAGCTGACGCAGGAGCGTCTGCGCCTCACTTCGGCCCAGGCCGACGCCCAGGAGAAGAAGAACCTGGTCGCCGACAAGCATCTGGTGCCTACCGAATTTGCGGTCTTCGCCCTGGGCAAGATCGCTGCCCAGATTGGTTCAATTCTCGACACGGTGCCCTTGAAGTTGCGCCGCAAGCACCCGGACCTCGACGTGCGACACGTCGAGGCGCTGCAGCGAGAGATCGCTCTGGCGCGCAACCGCGCTTCCGAGTTGGGCGATCTACTCCCGGGTATGCTGGATGAATATGTCGAGTCCTTGGCTGAATGACCTGCAGAAGCAAGTTCGCCTCGGCCTTGAGTCCCTATTCCGCGAACCACCGCTGACTGCGGTGGAGTGGGCGGACAAGCATTTCTATTTGTCGTCCGAGTCCTCTTACCAGGAAGGAAAGTGGGAAACCGCAGCGTTCCAGGTTGGAATCCTGAACGCGATGGGCAACGACCTGATCCGCGTGGTGAACCTGATCAAGTCTGCACGGGTCGGCTACACCAAGATGCTGATGGCGAACATCGGCTACAAGCTCCAGCACAAAAAGCGCAACGTGCTGAGCTACTGCCCGACGGACCCTGACGCCGAAGAGCTGATGAAGCGGCACGTTGAGTCGTTCATCCGCGATGTTCCGGTCTTACTCGCCCTCGCGCCGTGGTATGGGAAGAAGCACCGGGACAACACCCTCGCCGCGAAGAAGTTCAGCCACCAGAAGATGCTCTGGTGCCTGGGCGGTAAGGCCGCGCGAAACTACCGCGAGAAGTCGCCCGACGAGGTCATCTACGACGAGCTGTCGAAATTCGACGCCGACATTGAGGGCGAGGGCTCGCCAACCTTTCTCGGCGACAAGCGCCTGGAGGGGGCCACCTTCAAGAAGTCGATCCGCGGTTCCACACCGGGGACGGTGGGCGAGTGCCAGATCACAAAGGCTGCTGAAGAGTCGCCGCATTTCATGCGCTTTCACATCCGCTGCCCGCATTGCCACGGAGAACAGTTCCTGAAGTGGGGCGGCAAGGACTGCTCGTTCGGCATCAAATACGAGACCAACGCGCTGGGTGAGGCGGAGAAGGCCTGGTACACCTGCGAGCACAACGGCTGCGTGATCGAGTATCACGAGGCGGTAGAGGCTGCGAACGATGGCCGCTGGATTTGTGAGCGGACCGGCCTCTGGACGCACGATTCCATGGACTGGTTCAAGGCCGACGGCGAGCCAGCCCGTACGCCTCGCTCTGTCACTTTCCACATCTGGACCGCGTACAGCGTCTTCACCACCTGGCTCGACATGGTCGGCGACTGGCTGAACGTGAAGGGCGACCGCGAAAAGCTGATCACCTTCGTCAACACCACCTTGGGCGAAACCTGGGAGGGTGACCAGGGCGAAAAGCTAGAGTGGGAGAACCTCTATGGTCGGCGCGAAATCTGGCAGCACCTGCCCGCGCGCGTAGCCGCTCTGACGGGCTTCATCGACACCCAGGACGACCGCTACGAGGCGCGTATCTGGGCCTGGGCCGCGGGCGAGGAAGGTTGGTTGGTCGACCGCTGGATTCTGCAGGGCGACCCGGCTAGCGCCGAGTTGCGCCGGAAGGTAGGGCTCAAGCTCCACCAGCAGTACCAGCGCGAAGACGGTGTGAGCATGCGCGTTGCGCTCTGGGGATGGGACTCCGGCGGTCACTACACCGACGAGGTGTACGAGGAGAGCAAGAAGCACGGCCTGTTGTGGGTCATCCCGACCAAGGGGCACAACGTCTACGGCAAGCCCATTGCAATGTTCCCCAACAACAAGAACAAGGCTGGCGTCTACCTGACGATGATCGGTACGGACAACGCCAAGGAGCTGATCTACAGCCGTCTGAAGCTTCAGCCCGAGCCAGGCAAGGTTCTCCCCGGCGTGATGCATCTGCCAGCCAGCGACGCGATCTGCGACGAGAGCGAACTGAAGCAGCTCACTGCCGAAACCAAGGTGATGAAGATCGAGAAGGGCCAGCGCGTGTATCGCTGGGACGCGAAGGGGCGCCGGAACGAGGCACTGGACTGCGCCGTCGGCGCTCTGGCAATGCTGCGAGTCGCCCAGCAGCGCTTCGGCCTGGTCCTCGATACGCCGCCCACCACTTCCACTGCACCATCGGTCCCGACCACCAAACGCCGCAGCTCCGGCAGCGGCTATCTGAAACAACGTCGATAACCACGCGAGGCGGATATGACCGAAGCGCAGCAACGGTTGGCGGATGTGCGCGCGGCCATCCATGACATTCTCACCAAGGGGCAGACCATCACCAAGGATGGTCGCAAGCTTGAGCGCGCGCAGTTGGCGAGTCTGCGGATGCTGGAAAGCCAGTACGTGGCAGATGCGGGACAGGAGTCGGCGCTCAGTGGTCGGCGCTCCCGGGTGTGTCGGCTGTACCCTGCCGGGAAGGGGGTGTGATGGCCAGGTATCCTCATCTGACCCGGGCGGGCTTCATGCTTCCAGACCGGATTAAGAACAGCTATGACGGTGCCGGAACAGGCCGCCGCGCGCAGAACTGGGATGCGCCGCCGGGCTCGATCAATACCTTGTCGCTCCCTGCACTGCCACTGCTACGCAAGCGCTCCCGAGCTGCGACGCGCAACGACCCCTACGCGGGTGGTGCGATCGACACACGGGTGAGCAACCTCATTGGTTCCGGCATCGTGCCAATGCCGACGATTCAGGACAAGGCGCTGCGGCGGTTGTTGCTGGAGCTCTGGCTGGACTGGACCGACGAGTCGGATGCCGACGAGCGGACCGACTTCTATGGACAGCAGGCACTGGCGGCGCGAATGGTCGAGGAGAGCGGCGAGTGCTTTATTCGTCTGCGCCCGAGGCGGCCGGAGGACGACCTAGCCGTGCCGTTGCAGTTGCAATTGCTGCCTGCCGAGTTCGTTCCGGTCGAGAAGAACGAGGTGGCACGCAACGGTAATTTGATTCGGGCCGGCATTGAGTTCAACGCCCTGGGCAAGCGGGTGGCGTACTGGATGTATCGGCGTCACCCCGGCGACAGCGCAGTGATGGCGGCGGGCTACAACCAACAGGTGCGGGTGCCGGCCAGCGAGGTACTACACGTCTTCGAGCCGTTGGAGGCAGGACAGTTGCGGGGGGTTCCCCGACTGTCTCGGGTTCTACTGCGGCTGCGCTCGTTGGACAACTTCGACGATGCGGTGCTGTTCCGCCAGGAGGTAGCCAATCTGTTCGCCGGATTCATTACTCGGCCGAGCCCAGGCGACTTGCCTCCCATCGATCCCATCAACGGTGGACCGGTGCGTATGGACGGTGACGGCTTCACGCCGATGGTGGGATTGGAGCCGGGCACCATGCAGGAGTTGCTGCCAGGCGAGCAAGTGGAGTTCTCCAAGCCGCCGGAGGCTGGTAACAACTATCCGGACTTCATGCGGCAGCAACTCCAGGCTGCGGCGATGGGAACTGGAGTGCCCTACGAGCTGTTCACCGGCGATCTGAGGAACGTAAATGACCGGGTGATCAGGGTAGTGCTCAACGAGTTTCGCCGGCGCCTGGAACAGCTTCAGTTCAGCGTCTACATCCACCAGCTTTGTCGACCGGTGAGGGCGGCGTGGATGGACATGGCGTACTTATCCGGTGCCTTGGATCTACCCGACTACGCACGCCGACGGCGCGAGTATTTGCGCACTCGCTGGGTGCCCCAGGGGTGGGAGTACATACACCCAGTGCAGGACGTGCAGGGCAAGGTTCTAGAGATCCAGGCGGGGTTGGCCTCGCGTAGCGAGGTAGTGCTGCGCAAGGGCTATGACGCGGAAACCATCGACGAAGAAAACGCTGCAGACCAGACACGTGCCCACGAGCTTGGTCTCAACTACACAACGGCTCCGGGGTCGCCGGATCCCGCCGATGAGGAAACACCATGACCAAACAATCAGCGCTTCGTGCGCAGGCGCTTGCACTCGGCCTGCACATTTTCAACAAGGTCCCGGATGTACCGGCGCCCCAGGACGAGACCTGGTACCGCATTAAGGCTGCAGCCGAGGGTGAGCCGGACCAGGCCATCGAGGTCTACATCTACGGTGAGATTGGTACTTGGGGGATCACGGCCAACCAGTTTATCCAGGACCTGAAGGCCGTCGACGATGGTTCTTCGCCAGTGCTGGTGGCTTTCAACTCCATTGGTGGCGACCTATTCGACGGACTGGCGATCCACAACGTGCTCAACCGCCTGGGCGAGCGCTGTACCGCCCGCATCGATGCACTGGCGGCGAGTGCGGCAAGCGTGGCGGCCTGCGGCGCGCATCGGTTGGAGATGGCTTCCAATTCCATGCTGATGATCCACAACCCCTGGACCTGGGCCGGCGGCGATGCCGACGATCTGCGCAAGGTGGCCGAGGTGCTGGACCAGACGCTGGAAGCCATCGTCGCCTCCTACAAGCGCAAGGCGCCCGAGATCGACGATGGTGAGCTCCGGCAGATGATCAAGGACGAGACCTGGCTGACGGCGAGTGAAGCCACGACGCTTGGTTTCTGCGACGAGGTGCTGGACGGGGTGGCTGTGAAGGCGGTGGTGGGCGATGGCGGTGCGTTGCGCAAATACCGCAATACTCCCCAGACGCTGCTTGCTCAACTCGATAAGCCGCCGCTGAGCGATACACCTGCACCGACAGAGGACCCTGTTCTTGAACCTGATCCCGACCCCCCTGTAACCCAGCCCACTGCCGCCGCCCTGGCAGCACGGATTATCCGTAGCTGCTCGGAGGCCGGTATCCGTAACCTCGTGGAGACTCTGACCTTGGCAGGAAACCTGAAAGACGAGGCGAGCATTGATGCAGCGGTCACCCGGGCCAAGGCGGTCCGCGATCTGTGCGTCAGTGCGCGCCTGCCGGAACTTGCCGCCGACTATGTGAAAGCTGGCCTCGAACCAGACGCCGTACGCGCCAGGCTGTTCGACAAGCTGGCTGGCAACGGCTTCGGCGAAATCATCAACACCCCGCCGCTCGAGGATGATCCGACGCCCCCCAGCAAGGCCAGGGCTGCGACGCCGTCGAAGGTGTACGCCGCGCGTCGGGCTGCCCAAACCGCTAAACCCAAGGCTTCGAAAGGAGAAGCATGATGACCAAAACCGAAGGCTTTCACGCCGGTGAGTTCCTCCTCTCGGAGGGGGCCGGTTCCATTTCCCGCGAACAGGTGACCCTGGCCGCTACCGCGAAGGCCCTGCCAGCCGGCCAGGTGCTGGGTATCGTCACGGCGTCGGGCCAATACGCGCCCTACGACGATGCGGCCACAGATGGCACCGAGGTGGCGGTGGCGATCCTGTATGCGTCCAAGCCGGCCTCGCCCGATCCCCAGGCGGTGACCGTGATTGCTCGTCTGGCCGAGGTGATCGATGTGGCGCTGACGGGTTTGAACGACGCTGCCCGTGGCGACCTCAAGGCCCGCAACCTCATTGTCCGCACCGGTACGCCGTACTGACCGGCCCCTTTGAGTCCTCCCGAAGCCCCGCACCCGCGGGGCTTTTCATTTTCTATGGAGTAAACAATGGCTGACATCAACGTCTTCGAAGACGAGGCGTTCAGCGTCTCGTCCCTCACCGCTGCGATCAACGAAGCCCCCGAGGTGCCTGGCCGTCTGGCGGCTCTGGGACTCTTCGAGGAAGAGGGCAGCACCACCATCACCCAGCAGATCGAGAAGGACGGAGACACCCTACACTTGGTGCCGGCCGCCGATCGCGGCGCGCCGGGCCTGGTGGTAACTGGCAGCAAGCGCGTGCTGATTCCGTTCAACAATGTGCACTTGCCACAGACCTTCACCATCCTGGCCGACGAGATCCAAGGCATTCGCGCCTTTGGCGAGCAAACCGAATTGCAGGCTGTGCAGGACGTGGTGAACAAGCGCCTGGGCAAGATGCGTCGCCAGCTCGACGCCACTCACGAGCACCAGCGGATGGGCGCGGTGCTCGGTACCATCCTCGATGCCGACGGCAGCACTGTATTGCTCGACCTCTACGACCGCTTCGGTATCAGTGCTCAGGTCGTTCAGATGGAGCTAGGTAGCGCGACCACCAAGGTACGCCTGAAGGCCGGCGAAGCACTGGACGCGCAGGAGGATGCCCTGGGCAACATCCCCAGCAGCGGCTCGCGCGCGCTTTGTGGGAAGAACTTCTGGAATGCGCTGATCACCCACAAGTCGGTGGAGGAGACCTACCTCAACACCATGCAGGCCTCCCAACTGCGCGGTGATGCACGCGAGGAGTTCGAGTTTGGCGGCGTGATCTGGGAGCGCTACCGCGGCAAGGTGGGCGGTCGCTCCTTCATCCCAGATGATGAGGCACGGCTTGTGCCTATCGGAGTGCCGGAGCTGTTCCTGAGCATCTTCGCGCCGGCCAACTACATGGAGACCGTCAACACCCTGGGCCTGCCGTATTACGCCAAGCAGGAGGTCATGCCGTTCAACAAGGGCGTGGCTGGCGAAGCGCAGTCGAACCCTCTGCATATTTGCACCCGCCCTCGCGCAGTCATCAAGTTGGTGAAGTAGTGGCTGGCTTTGTCCAATTGGTCGCCGACATGGACGAGATCATCGCCGACGTCCTCGGCGATGGTGAGTTTGGCTACCTGGACCGCTCTGGCCGGCAGGTCGGCAATGCTGCGGTGATCGTTGAGGAAGGTGTTGAGCGCATGGAGGCCGGCGCCCTGGATCGGTACCGGACCATTGCGTGCCGCAAGGCCGTGTTGCAGCCCCTTGATCGCAAGGGGGCTTTCCTCGATTCCGATGGCCAGGTCTGGCGCATCGACGGCATCCATGCCGACGACGGCGACTGGATCACTTTCTACGTGGTGCCCGAATGAGCGACGTGATCGATGTACAGACCGCGGTCATCGGCCAACTGCTGGACCTGCTGGCCGTGGTACCGGCGTTCGGCGACGCCGTCCGTGAGGACTGGGTGGCCGGGGTGCTCGACGCCGAGGACAGCGACGAGCCCGAACGGCTGATCATCCTGCAGGAAGGGGACACCGTGGAACGAGACCGGTCGCCGGGCAGTGTCGTGGAGGAGTGGACCGTGAACATCGTCCCGATGGCGCGCGGCAGGGACGCCGCCCAGGCGTTGCGCGAGGCGCGCCTGGCGATCAAGCGGGTGCTCAAGGGCCACAAGGCCGGGCTGACGGTGCCCGGCCTGGTGCGTGTCGATTTTCCGGCATCCGCTGTGCGTCTGCCCGAGCCCGGCCGGCGCTGGGCCTATCGAGCCATCCCTCTGCAGGTCAGCTACTCGCAGCAGTTGTAACCCATCCACCAGGCCGCCTCCGGGCGGCCTCTTCATTTCCGGAGGGCTCCATGCCCGAGATCATCGTTACCAGGCCGTTCAACTACCGCGAGGGGCTCGACGCGACCCACTACCCGGCGTCGAAGGGCGCCATCAGCGTTACCGCCGCCGTAGCTGCCCATGCCCTGGGCAAGGGCTACGCCACCGAGGCCAAGGCGCCGATTCCGGCAGCCTTGGCCGAACCGGCCGGCGGCGACCAGAAGTAACCCACCCGAACCCATCAGGAGAGCCCCATGCTCCAGACCATCGACCGCTCGTTCATCGGCGAGGGCATCATCCATGCCCGCCTGTACGGGTCGCAGGAACCGTTCCTGCCGCTCGGCAACTGCGACACCTTCAACATCAGCTTCGCCACCGACCGCAAGACGCTGCCCAACTACATGGGAGGCGGCGGCAACAGCAACGTCCGCGAGCGCGTCACCGACGTGACGTCCTCCATCGGAATGTTCGACCTGACCGCCGAGAATGTCGCCCTGGTGACGCGCTCCACCATCCAGGTGGCGCCCACCGCCGCGATCACCGACGAGGCGCATACCTCTCAGGGGGTTGCGCTGGAGTTGATCCCGTTCAAGTACCTGCCGGACCTGACCAAGCCCGTGACGGTGAAGACCGCGGGGGACGTCGAGGTGGCCCCGGGCACGGACTACCTGCTGGTACCTCACGGCATCCAGGTGCTGAGCGGCGGCAAGATCGATGCAACCGGCATCAAGGTCAGCTACACGCCGCGCCCGAGCCGGGCGGTGCATATGCTCAACGGCTCGCAGAAGGAGCTGGAGCTGTTCATCGCTGGCCTGAACGACGCGCAGTCGGGCGAGCCGTTCGCGCTGCGTCCTCGCCGCGTCAAGTTCGGCCTCCTGCAGGAACTGGCGGTGCTGGGCCAGGAATACGCCAAGCTCACCGGCCCGGCGGAACTGCTCGCAGATTCGCGGGTGACCGCGACCGACATTTCCAAGTTCTGCCAGATGGATCTAGCAGGATAAGAATGGAAATAAAAAGTTACTTTTAGAGAGGTAATATAAAGTCTCTCCAATATTGCGAATATAAATAGGGTGCCCAGGTATTGCTGTTATTTGGTGTTAACCCCCATATTTCTGGTAGGGGTGTCTTATTTATATTTGGCTAGGTTTAGTTCTGCGAGCCTGGAAACGGCTCGGTGGTCCTGCCTGTCGAGTGTAGGGCTAATAACTATTCGCTATGCAAGGAGCATCGCAAATGGGTACTTATCTGTTCCAATATGCACAAGATAAGGATTATGTGCTGGGTGTTTCCGATGAGCAGTCCGGCGCCAAAGTCGTACTGCGGAAAGCGCAAGGCACGCCATATCGCTTCATCCTTTGGGATGTCGATCAGGACACAGGGGTGATCACCCTGAACTCAAGCGGCGGCCAGTTGGCGATTGACCCGCAGGGTGGGAAGGTTTCGCCACAGAATATCCTGACGCTGGCTGTCGTGAATTCGAGTTCGAAGAGCCAACGCTTCGATATGGTGACGAAACCGCTCTACATCTTGAGCGTCCCCGAACCGGGGCTCTGTATCGACAACCAGAATCGTGTAACTAAAGACGGCAACCCGATCTGGCTCTACGAGTTCAACGGTTCGCAGGCTCAGCAATGGATCCCGCAGCGACTCTCGTTCGCGAAGGCTGACTTCTAAAAAATTAGCCTTTATAGAGCCTCCAGTATTTCCATGCTGGAGGCTCTTTTAAATGGTTTGTAAGTAAGTTCTTGGTTTCTCTGTTGGGACGAGGTTGTATCATTCAGAGACTTTTAGTGGGGCGTAATTTTTTGTGGCTCAAGAGAGTTAGCTAGTAATAGCCAGTTCTGATCTTAACCCGCCATATGGCGGGTTTTTTATTGTCCGGAGATTCTTATGGCGAGCCCAATGCAGCGCCTGATCCAGTTCGTTCTTCGCGGCCGGGACGAACTGTCGCCCGCCGCCCAGCAGTCGACCGAGGCGCTGGAAGGGCTGCGCACCACGGCGGCGAACCTGAACCGGCAGTTGGACGATGCGAAGGGTGCCCGCGGTCTGGTGACCACGCTCGGAACTACCGAGCGCGCCATTGCGCAGACGCAGACGTCGGTGCAGCGGGTGGACCGTACCATTGCGGACCTGCGCGAGGCGTTGGACCGCAACCCTGGGAGCCGGGGCCTGGCCGTGTCCCTGCAGATCGCGGAGCGGGACGCAGCGGGTCTGCGTCGGACCCTTGACCAACTGACCGCTCGGCACGCTGAGCAGCAACGTGCGGCGCGGGCGGCGGGCGTGGATACCGGGCAGCTTGCCAACGAGGAGCGGCGGCTGGCGTCGGTGGTCGACAACACCCGCGAGAGCATCGCGCAGAACAGCCGCGAGATCCGCGAGCTGGAACGTGCGCAGATGCGAGCGGCGCGGGAGGCGGCTGGCCACACCTCGCGCGTGACGGCGCTGCGCGAGGCCATGTCGTCCGGCGTTCGCCAGGCAGCCGCTTACGCCGCAGCCTTCGTCGGCATCCAGGCGGCGCTGAACCTGGTGCGCAGAGGAATCGGCCTGGTGCGTGATGGCATCGTCTCGATGCTGACCACCGGCGACCAGTTCGAGAACCTGCAGAACCGGCTTACGTCGCTGATGGGCTCGGTTGCCGAGGGGGAGCGGGCAACCGCCTGGATCAAGACCTTTGCCAAGGACACGCCGCTTCAGTTGGGCGACGTCACCGACGCCTTCGCGCTGCTGAAGGCCTACGGCCTGGACCCGATGGATGGGTCGCTGAAAGCGATCGAGGACCAGTCGGAGAAGCTGGGCGGCGGCATGGAGCGCCTGGAGGGCATCACGACGGCAGTCGGCCAGGCCTGGGCGAAGCAGAAGCTGCAGACCGAGGAGATCCTGCAACTGGTCGAGCGTGGAGTGCCGGTGTGGGACATGCTGGCCAAGGTCACCGGCAAGAATGCCGCGCAGCTGCAGGATCTGGCGAGCAAGGGCAAGCTTGGCCGGGACGTCATCAAGGCGCTGGTCGACGAAATGGGGCGCAGCTCCGAAGGGGCCGCTGCGAAGGCCATGAGCACCCTGACCGGTCTGGTCAGCAACCTCGGCGACACTGCGGCCGACTTTCTCAACCGCATTGCCAACGCTGGCGCGCTGGACCACGTCAAGAACAAGCTGAAGGAACTGGGCGATACCATCGCGCAGATGGACCAGGACGGGCGCCTCGACACGCTGGCCAAGGGGTTGTCGGATGCCTTCGTCCAGGGCTCGGAATGGGTCGAGCGTTTCATCAAGCGCCTGGCCGACGTCGATTTCGGCACCCTGATCGACAAGACCTCGGCCTGGCTTAGCAGCTTCAGCACCCAGCTGGACGACATGGCCTCGCGGGTGCAACTGTTCATCGCGCCGTTCCGGACGTTGTTCAACGGTGTCACCTCGGGCATCAGCGCTATCGCTCTGGCCTGGACCGGCACCCTGTCGCTGATGGTCGCCGGCATCGAGAAGGTGGCGGAGAAGATACCGGCGGCGCTGGGTGGAGAGCGCATCCGCAGTTCCGTCGCCGGCGTCCACGACCTGCTCAGCAGCATGAGCGAGGGTTTTCGCCAGCAGATCCAGCAGGACGCGCAGGATATCGCGGATGCCTGGGACACCAGCACCACGGCCATCGCCTCCGCCGCACAGCAGCAGAGCCAGGCGATCACCGACACCTTCACCGACCTGAAGGCGGGTGCGAAGAACGCGGCCGCCGAGTCGGTGCAGGCGGTGACCAGCCTGCAGAATGCCCTGGACCAGATCAGCGCGGCCAAGACCACCGAGCAACTGACCGCCCTGCAGGGGGAAATGCTCAAGGCCTACCAGGCCGGCACGCTGAGCCAGCAGGAGTATGCGAACGGCGCCGGTGTCCTCAACGCGAAGCTGACCGAACTGAAGTCGATCGCCAGCGGCGCCGCCCTGGGGGTGTCTGACCTCAGCACCGGCCTGGAGAACCTGAAGCAGGTCCAAGACGCGATCAGCAGCGCGAAGACCACGGTCGATATCCAGAACATCCGGACGGCGCTCGGCCGGCTGTACAACGACGGCACGATCAGCGCGCGGGAGTTCAACCAGGAACAGACCAAGCTGTCCGCCAAGGTCAAGGAACTGAAGGCGGCCGGCGAGGAGGGCGCCAAGGGTATGCAGGCGGTCGCGGAGTCCTCGGACAAGGCGGCCAAATCGTTGTCGGAGCAGCGCAAGGCCATCGGCGAATCGATGGAGGCGACCCGCAAGGGGGTAGCGTCGACGAAGGACGACATGGGCGCCTTCGAAGGGTTCTTCGGTGGGGTGTTGAGCACCGCGCGGCAAGGCGTTGCGCAGTTGAGCCAGGAAGCGCTGAACGCCTTCGACGCGATGCGTGGGATCTCCACCGTCGATCTCAGCATCGACACCAGCAGTCTTGACGCCACGTCGCGCTCGCTGGCCAAGGTCAGTGAGCAACTGGCCCGGATCAAGGCCGAGTCGGGCGTGGGCATGAGCGGTTTCGGGCGCTGGGCGATGGATACCCAGCGGGCCAGCCTGGAGATCCAGGCTGCGTACCTGGAGCAGAAGCGCAGCCTGCAGAGCCTGATGGACGACTACGAGCGCGGGACCATGAAGCTGGGCGACTTCGTGTCGGCGGCCAAGGGCGCTCGAAATGGCCTCAGCCTGCTGAACGATTCGGACATGCGGCAACTGGAGAGCGCAATCGAGGCGGCCAATCAGAAGATCCAGCAGCTCAAGGAGGGCTCGAAGTCGACGCTGGTCAGTCTGCGTGAGGAACTGGCGGGGCTGCGCGGCGAGCAGGAAGCCGTGGATCGTAGCCGGTTCAACAGCCGCAAGGCCGAGTTGCAGCAGCAACTGGCCGAGGCCCAGGGCAGCGGCGACATGAACGCGGTGCAGAACCTGATGACGGCGCTGGCCACCCTGCAGCAGATCCAGGCCGAGACGGATGCCAAGCGGCAGCGAGAGGAGCAGCAGAAGCGGGTGGACGAGCAGAGCGCCGCCAAGGCCGCGGTGGCGCCGCCTGCCTCGCCGCCGGCTTCGAGTCCTCCGCCCCGGGTCGTTCGTTTCGAGACGGCGCGGGGAGCCGTTGACGTGGCGGTGGCCAGCGAACAGGACGAAACCAACCTGCTCGGCGTGCTCGAGCAGGCCAGCATGAGGACCGGCCGATGAGGCTCGATGCGGTGGAACTGGGCGACCAGTTCGAATGGGTGGACGAGTTCACCTGGGATGCGGTGGCACAAGAGCAGGAACGCTCCCTGACCGGCGCGCTGCTGGTGCAGGAAGGCACCAAGCTGCATGGCCGCCCGATCACACTGCGCTCCGGGGGAGGGGTATGGACGCCGCTGTGGGTCGTGCGCCAACTGGAGGTGCTGCGCGACCAGCGCCTGCGGGTCATGCCGCTGGTGCTACCAGACGGCCGCGAATTCTCGGTGATCTTCAACCGCGCCGAAGGGACGCCGCTGGAAGCCGAACCGCTGTTCCGCGAGGTCAACCCCGGTCCGGACGCCGACTACCTGGTGACGTTGCGACTGCTCACCGTAGCGCCGCCCTCGGCACCGCCCACCCCCGACCCTTGATCCCACACCCCGCCTCGGCGGGGTTTTCTTTTCTGGCTGGAGTGTTCCATGACGATCACCGTCGATGATGTAAAGCTGCTGAAATCCCAGCGCCTCACCGATGAGGACGACGGCGGCGGCCGTGCCACCGGGCAGGCCGTGGTGGATCGCGAGATCAACAACCTGTTTCCCGATATCTCGCGCCTGGACCGGACCATCGGCCGGATCAACCTGCGCAAGGCCTTCGCCGGCATCAGCTCGAATAGCGCCGAGCCGTACCTGGGCGCTCATGCCATCGTCACGCGGGCGCCGGCCGATCCGCGTGTCTCGGTGCTGCTGTTCAACACCGGCAGCCAGACCGACGAGCGCCGCGACGCGCGCAACGCCATCGAGTCCTTCGTGGTGCCGGCCGTGTCTGCCTCGTTCGAACTGCTGGGCAACCAGTTGCAGGGCCAGCGCGCCATCGCTTGCGTGCAGCGCGAAGAACAGAGGCTGCCCGAGATCGGCGAGGTCTATCAGTTGGTGTTCGAGTCGCGCTCGCAGTATGTCCGCATCACCGACGTCGAGGCGCGGCTGGAACAGTTCGCCCACGACTACGGCAACGGCAACTTCGTGAACTTCACCCGGCGCCGGCTGGACCTGTCGATCAGCGCGCCGCTGGGCGCGACCTTCCCCGGCGGCCAGGTGACGCCAGGCGGCACCACCAGCCCGAAAAGCCAGGTGCTCAGCACCCAGGTCGCCGATGCCGCGCGGTACTACGGCATCAGCCCCCTGGCCGAGGCTGTCAGCCGCGGCGCGCTGAGCCTGCGGGTCAAGTCGGTCTATTCCCAACTGGTGCCCAGTACCACCCGGGAAAACGCGCTGGTCGACCAACTGGCCGGCTACCAGCGGCGCCTGTTCGCTGCGGCCGGGCCGGCGCGGACGGTCAACCTGAATGTCGCGAACATAGGCAGCGGCAGGTCGCGGACGTTCCTCGGCACCGGCTGCGCGCCGGGTTCGCTGTCGCTGAGCGCCGGCGGCGGTGTGTTCGCCGACGACCGCAAGGGAGGCCTGCGCTACATCAGCGGTTCGAACTGGATTGCCAGCGGTACCGTCGACTACGAGAGCGGCGCAATCGAGATGGCGGCCTCCGGCAGCGGCTGGAGCGGGACAGCGAGCGCCACCTACCAGCCTGCCGCCGCGGCGACGGGCGAAGCGGTGACCGGGGAGATCCCTATCGAACTGGGCAACCGCGGCTTCGTCTACACCCTGTCGCTGTCCGAAGCGCCGCCCCAGCCGGGCACCCTGGTGGTCTCGTTCCTCGCCCTGGGCAAATGGCAGGAGATCCGCGACCAGGGCAACGGCGAATTGGCCGGGGAAGGCACCGGCACGGTGGACTTCGCGACCGGCTCGGTATCCATCACCCTGAGCGCGCTGCCGGACGTGGGGAGTTCGCTGATCTACGCCTACGTCGGGCAGAACGATGCGGCGCTGACCCAGCGCACCGGCACCAGCGTGCAGGCGCGCGCGCGGATCAACCGGACGTTGCCGCACCAGGGGCTGTTGCCCGGCTCCTACAAGGCGACGTTCAAGGTCGGCGGGGTAGAGCGCACCGTGCTCGATAGCGGCAACGGCTCGCTCAGCGGTACCGGTGGCAGCGGCCAGATCAACTATGCCGACGGCAAGGTCAGCATGGAATTGAGCGCCACCCCGGATGCCGGGAGTGGGATCGTGCATACCTACCAGCAGGGCAGCGTGACCGACAGCCCGCTGGCGGTGACCTCCGACAGCACCGGCATGTGCATCGGCACTCTCCCCGGGGCGCCGCTCAAGGCGGGCAGCGTGCGCCTATCGTGGATCACCAAGCGTCGCCAGGCGGCACCGACCCTCGGTGCTGACATGGGCACCGGGGCGCTGCCGATCTTCGAATCGGAGATCACCGTGGACAACTCGGTGACCGACGACGCCGCCGGCGGCTGGGCCGGGCGCGCCGGGACGATCAACTACGAGACCGGCGAATTCAGCCTGAAGGTGGCCGGCAACTACGTGTTCAAGGAGTACACCTACTACACCGACACGGTCGACAACTTCGGTATGAAGAAGCTGCGCCTGGTGGCCACCGATACCACGTTGCTGGAGGGGTTCGGCGGCACGCTGAGCGTGCGCGCGCAGAGCCGCGGCGTCGAGTACGGAGAGCAGACCGATTCGCAGACCGTCGCTCCGGTGACCCTGGACCTGTTGCCTGGTGTGGCCGAGCCGATCCTGCCGGGCTCGCTGGTGTTCACCTGGGCCGGCGAGGTCTACGTCGATCGCTCCGGTGTGCTCTACAAGAACATCAACAGCAGCACCAACGCCGGCATCGCCGTCGGCTCGGTGGACTACGCCGGCCGTACCGCGACGCTGAACACCTATGGCTCGGGGGCGGCGCCGACGGTCACGCTGCTGGCCTGTCTGACTACCAACGCCGGCTTCAGCGTCACCAGCATGACCTTCCGCACGCCGGGGGCGCCGCTGCGTTCTGCGAGCCTGCAGGTGACGGCGGTTCGCCTGGATACCGCGCAGATCGTGACCACCACGGCGGACGCGAACGGTAAGCTCAATGGCGCGGTGATCAAGGGTAGCGTCGATATCGTGACCGGCATCGTCCGGCTGCGCTTCACCAGCAATCTGGAGGACACCACTGGGGCCAGCGATATCCCGGTGATTCCGCTGCTGCTGCGCTACAACGCGGTCGTCTTCACCTCGCTGCCGCTGGACGCCACCCTGCTGGGCCTGGACCCGGTGCGACTGCCGGCGGACGGGCGGGTGCCAGTGTTCCGCGAGGGCGACGTGATGGTGGTTGCTCATACCGCCGAGACCACGGTGCCGAGTCCTCAAGCCGGGGGCGTGCTGCAGCTCAGCCGCGACCAGCAGGCCGAGATCAAGGTGGTGGACGCCAACGCGGTGGAACTGGCCTCGGCGGGCTACAGCGTCGACCTGGAACGCGGCCGGGTGACATGGGCCAACCCGCTGGTCCTGCAGGATGCCGAGGGCAACCCGCTGACCCTGCCGCTGGTGGTGCGTGACCGGGTCGAGCACATGACCCTCTGCACCGAGGTCCAAGTGAACGGCGAGTTGGGAATCTCCTCGCCGCTGCCCTGGGATCTGCCGGCGGGCGAAACGCTGGCGTCCAGTGCGCTGAGCTGGGGCGACCTGCAGGCGCGGCTGCACCACTGGTTCACCCAGCGGACCTGGGATATCGGCTCGCCGAACTGGACCGACGAGCCCAAGGGCGACGGGACCACCGCCAACTACAACAGCCTCGCCTATCCGCCGCTGATCGCCAACCGCGGTGCGATCGATGCGAAGTGGGCGCTGGTGTTCAACTCCTCGACCAGTTTCAGCGTGGTGGAGGAGAAGCTGGGGGTCATCGCCAACGGCACTACCACCACCGACACGGCGCCGATTAACCCGGAGACGAACACGCCGTACTTCACCATCCGCAAGGAAGGCTGGGGCAGTGGCTGGGCGGCCGGCAACGCGGTGCGCTTCAACACCGACTCGTGCCTGGGGCCGATGTGGATCGTGCGGACGGTACTCAGCGGCAAGGGCACCGTCGAGGACGATGAATTCCACCTGCAGATCAGAGGAGACGCGGACTGATGACCGCTCGACAGTACAGCTATCGGGACGCCGGCGCACCACCGGCGCTCTTCCCGTCGGCGGTGACGCCGTTCCAGAAGTTCAAGAGCTACTTGCGCGCGGCGCTGGTCGATGGCTACGGCACCAAGCCACCGGCAGGGTGGACCGTGGTAAGCGAGTTCGACACCGCCATCACCCTGGCCCCGGCGTCCAACTGCGCGCAGGTGACGTTCTACAGGCACTTAACCGGTAGCGGCAGCGTCAACGACTACATCGCAGTCTATGTGCATGAGGGCATGCTGGATATCAGCACTCCGCTCCCAAAGGGCGTCAATACGCGGTCACGTACCTGGTCGGCGGACACCAATCCCACCAGCAATGACGCTCATGTCATCTACCTGGGGTACATGTACTGGAACCATGCGACGTACTGGCAGATCTGTGCGGACGCCGAGACGTTCATCTTCTGCGTCCTCCAATCCACCGGTTACGAAAACACGAGCGAGGCGTACCAGCTCGGCCTCTACGTCGGGCAGTACGAGAGCTTCAGCGGCGCCTCCGGCGTTCAGGGGTTTATTGCCGTCGGCGGTGCCCAGGGTTACCAGAACACAACGGGGTACAGCCGAAACTGGTCCTTCGGGAGTGGCTTCAGTTCGCTGCGTGACCAGCGCTCGGGAGAGATTATCCAGGGTGGCGGTCCCAGCGTGGGAGCGCTGATGGACCAGATGCAGTATCAGAGCACCTACTACGACCGGACGGAGGGAGAGAACCCACCCTATTGGCGGATGCAGCAGCCCTATGTGACGAATGGCGCGAACTACGTCGGCCGCCTGAAGGGTGTGTGTTTCGACCCGATCCTGGGCCATTACCGCCACGGACATCTGCTGGAGCGGCTGGGGTTGTCCCTGGGCGCAACGGCGGTGGCGGAGGCAGTCCAGATGGATGGCAAGACCTACCATGTGCATATGGACCGCTGGGGGCTCTGGTTCCTGTCTGTGGATCCGGCGTGGTGGCCAGCATGAGCGCGCTGATGCTGCAGGTGGTGCCGCCGGTCCAGATCCGGCCCGATACCTGGCTGCAGCGGTTCGGCATTGGGCCGAAGACCCTTCGCCCGCCGGTGGCAGTCGCCTGGTCGGGGGCCGGGCAGGCGATCTACCAGACTCTCGCCGTGAAGGTCACCCGCGAAGGGGAGGAGACTCCGGCGCGCAAGATCGCCACGCTGTATCGCGGGGCGGTGGTCACCGCGACCGCGATGACGGCGACCTTTCAGGTCTACGAGGGCGAGACGGTGCAGCGCTTCGAGGCATCGGGCCTGCGCGGACAGTTCGTGATCCAGGTCACCGACGAAGGTGACCCGCGCCTGGGGATCATTCGCTGGCCGGTCCTCGATGCCGATACGCGCCTGCTGTCCTATGACCTGACCGAAGGCTCGGGCGGTCGAGATCCGACCGACCCGGCGAAGGTGCGAGCGGTCGTCACGGTCGACGGCGGTGCGGCCTCGCGCCAGGTTGTGGTCATCGAGCGCAAGCTCGATGGCGAATGGCGGGTGGCCGGCGTGGGGCAGACGGCCGAGTCCGGGCGCGCCGAGATCGCTCTGGAGGTGACGGCCGGCGGGACCACTTACGCGATGGGGCTGGATGACTGGGGCGCGGTGTTCGAGCCGCGTCTCGCCGTCAGCCTGGGCCAGCGCGTGCGTCCGACGATCTTCTCTGGCTGGCTCTACGAGGTGACCGAGGCCGGGGTGCTGCCGGTGGCTGAGCCGGAGTGGTGGCCGATCGAGGGCGACAACCCCAGCCGCCAGGTCGGCACGGCCCGTCTGCAGGCGACGCGTTACTACCGCCCGCTCAGCCACGGGCCCTTTCCTGTCGAGGCTCTATGATCAATGCGAGTTTCGGCGCCCCCTGGCAGAGGGCGGCGCCGCTTTCCGTGCGCGCCGTCCCGCTGCGCTGGCAGCGCCTGGTGCTTGCCGATGCGCGTAGCGCCGGGCTGTGGGGCTCCGGCCGGCCCCTGGCACGGCGTTGCGCCAGTGGCTGGTCCGGTGTACCGGTGCGTGATGCGGGCTGGGGGAGTGGCTGGGAGCACGCCGAGCAGCGCAACGCGGCAGCCCGCAGCGCTTGGGACAGTACCCGGGTGCTGGACGTGGAGAGAGAGCTAGGCTGGGATCGGACGCTGCGCCCGCGTGATCGGCGCCTGTCGCTGATCTACAACCCGCGTCCGTCGCCCAAGGACGCCGGCCGTCCGCCCGGCTGGCGGCGCTCGGCCGAGTTCGACCGCTTCCGCGATGCGCTCTCGGAGAGGCGTGCCAGTCTCTACATCCCGACCGGCCTGCTCGACTTCAATTTCGGCCCGATCCGCTACACCCCAGCGAACACGCCCGACGTGTTCTTCGATTTCCGCTACGTGGCGCCGGTCCGTGGTATCCGGCCGGTGGACGCCGGGGCGCGCAGCAGCTACGGCAGTCCGACCCGCTTCGATGCGTTGCGGCGGATTCCCTGGGCATGGGGGCGGCCGACCGATCCGGTGCCGACGGGCATTATCTACCCTGACTATCCGGGGCCGGTGGTGCCGATAGATCCACCCACCGAGCCCGAGATACTGGAGACCTACATGATAGGAAACACGGTCACCCTGGTGGTGCTGCCGAGTCGCACGCCGCTGGATGCGACCAGCATTCGCATCGGCCTGGATATCGACTCGTTCGCCTGGTCGTTCTCGGCTGACCTGTTCGGACGCACCTCGCTGGACCTGGCGGCGCCCGATGCCAACGGGCCGAAGACGTTAGAACTGGAGATCAACGGCTGGACCTGGCGGTTTCTGGTCGAGCGTTACAGCGGCAGCGGCAAGCATCCGAGCGAGCGCTACACCATCAGCGGCGCGAGCCGCACCCAACTGCTGGACGCGCCCTATGCGCCGAAGCGCAGCGCGGTGAACACGGCGCCGTTGAACGCACGTCAGGTTGTCGACGACCAGTTGCAGTACACCGGCTTTTCAGTGTCCTGGGACGTCGAGAACATGGGGCCGCCGGACTGGACGCTGCCGGCCGGCGCCTTCAGCTACCAGGACCAGACGCCGATGCAGGTCATCGTCAAGCTGGCCGAGGTCGCCGGCGGCATCGTGCGGCCGGGCCTGATGGACGACTCGGTGACGATCCTGCCGCGGTATCGTGAGGCGACCTGGTACTGGGACACCGCGATTCCCGACCGGATCATCCCGGCCGCCATCGTCGCCGAGTGGGGCAGCGAGTGGAGTCCCCAGCCGGCATGGAATTTCGTCTACGTCAGCGGTACCAGCTACGGCGTCAGCGTGCAGGTGCGGCGCGCCGGTACCGCCGGCGAGGAGTCGGCGCCTGATGTTATGGAGGACTGGATGACCGGCACCGAGGTGGCACGCTCGCGCGGGATCTGCGAGTTATCGAAGGGCGGTAACCAGGCGATCGAGACGCGGCGTATCCCGTTGTTCCAGAAGGATGATGGGGTACCGGGCCTGGTGCAGCCGGGCATGTTGGTCGAGGTGAGAGACGAACAGGCGACGTGGCGCGGTCTTTGCCTGGCTACCGATATCTCGGCCGAGGGGGTAGGGGCTAGCCGCGTTTGGCAGACCCTGCGCATCGAGCGCCACTATCCGGGAGGTTCCTGATGGCGACGGTCAACCCCTGGCGTCGGTTCATCGGGCTCTTACCGGGCGGCGCGCGCACGGTGGGGGAGGTGATCGATGTCGACGAGGGCGCCGGCACCTGCCGCGTCCGCCTGCGAAACAACGTTGTGATCGCGGCTCGGGGCGCGGCGGTGCCGGCCGGGCAGATGGTGTTCATCAGCGATGGCCTGGTGACCGGGCCGGCGCCGCAGCTCCCCCAGTTCGATATCGAGGTTTGAAGCCTCTGGGGGAAGGCCCGGATAGTTACGCCCTGGTAGCCTCTCGGATTTTTAAGACAGAGGAAGAAATGAAGAGGGGCGTTGGCGTCATGCCCTGTCTCGGGTGTGATCCAACCCCGGCCTTTGCTTTGATCGAACCACTTGATAGTTCCTGATTGGCGGGTAATCATGAATTTAGCGCTCCTTAAATACGGAGCAGGATAATTCCTGTTCGCCATTAGCGGTGGCGGGAGGGGGCTCACGGCCAATTTGATCTGCTATACGCTATTTGTACTGGAGCGAGTGTTGAAAAGCCCCGCATGTACGGGGCTATTTATCGTATCAAAAGCCTTACAGGGCTTGTACTTGCTCGGCTTGCGGGCCCTTGGCACCTGCGGTAACGAAGAAGCTTACACGTTGCCCTTCACCAAGGGACTTGTATCCGCTGGCTTCAATTTGGCGGAAGTGCACAAAGACGTCTTCACCGCTTTCCGGGGTGATGAAGCCAAAACCTTTTACTTCGTTAAACCATTTAACGGTACCGGTCTGGCGAGTTACCATGATGTATATCTCCAATGTTTGAAAGTGCGCAGGTATAAACCTGCGCTAGAACTGAATGCGGAGAGAAGGCAAACCGATGAGATGAAGATCAAACAGACTGAACATCAAGGCGGGGCGCTTAACTGGGCAAGCAGTAGAATCCACCATACAGGTTTCGGTGAGATTAGATAGCTTTATTTTTGCAAGGTGAGGAAATTGATGGATGGTTGGCGAGGACGTTGGCCTGTTGTAGATGCGGCACTTGTTCCGCAATTTCGAATGAGCCCTTGTAGAATCTGGGCTTCAAGGGTGTGAAGAAAATTTCAATGCGGAAAGGATTTTACCGCAATTAATTGAAATTTAAAGAAAAGTCGATGGACTTAAAATCCCTCGGGGGTAACCCCGTGCCGGTTCGACCCCGGCTCCGGGCACCATCGTGTTTCCTGGCGTTCAGCCGACTTCTGCGTTCCTTCCCCGATTTTCTTCCGGCCCGCCATCGCGCGGCAATCAACGAGTCGACGTTGCCTTCTTTCCCTCCTCGGCCTTGGAGGCGTTTCATTCTAGTACGGCTCCGTATAGGGTTCGCCCTGGCTGGTGTGCGGGAGTGTTTGTGCAGCTTGAAGTAGTTGTCTTTGGAAGTTTGATTTTTTGTCGTTATCTTCTGCTCCTGCTTTTTAATTTCCTTTCCGAATATATTCAATTCACTGGCGGAATTATCCTCTTTTCTCCTGCATGAATTGGTAGGCGGTACTTCCTCGTTGCTGTGCTTTGCTGACAGGGAAGGATCGCGAATCAGGGTTTTTCGCCTCTTTCGTTTATGAACAGGAATTCATATATCGGAGATCAATCATGGCTTGGAAAGGTGAGGTTCTGGCTAATAACGAAGCAGGGCAGGTAACGTCGATTATCTACAATCCGGGCGATGTCATTACCATCGTCGCCGCCGGTTGGGCCAGTTACGGACCTACCCAGAAATGGGGGCCGCAGGGCGATCGGGAGCATCCGGACCAAGGGCTGATCTGCCACGATGCGTTTTGTGGTGCGCTGGTCATGAAGATTGGCAACAGCGGAACCATTCCGGTCAATACCGGGTTGTTCCGTTGGGTTGCACCCAATAATGTCCAGGGTGCAATCACTCTTATCTACAACGACGTGCCCGGAACCTATGGCAATAACTCCGGCTCGTTCAGTGTCAATATTGGAAAGGATCAGTCCTGA